AGTGCTTCAAATGACATTCTTTCTGCTCTGCACAAGAACGACCGTACCTCTCGCAACCTTGACTGGGTTTTCCAAGTGACTCTAAAGAGCGGTGAACGTACTTTCTTCACTGCTCCGTTTGCGTACATTGAAGACTATCCTGCTAAGAGTTATAGCACCGAGGCTTCCACCGTAACTTGGAATATTGTGTGTAACGATCTTCAACAGCACATCGGTGGTGCAGGCTTTGTTGATACTGATACCGAATCCACTCTGGCTGATCTTGGCTACACAGTCGATCCGTATTACGTACAATAAGCAATACAAGAGGGAGACTAACACTCTCCCTCATCTCTGAGGCTTTGAGGGGATACAATGTCAGATTTCTACAGTTATGCCCCTGAAGATGTAAGCATCAACATCGCGGGGATTTTCTCTGTTGAGGGTGTCGAGGCAGAAACCTTCGTAAACATTACAAAAGTTCTTCCTGTCACAGAAGCTAAGTCTACGGCTGACGGTCAAGTATATAGGACAATGCGTAACGATCTAACTTACGACATCGAAATCACCTTACAACAAGGTAGTCGTACAAACGAGATTCTTACACTTCTGTACAACATTGACCAAGCAAGCGGTAGAGGCAGATTCCCTCTTGCTGTCAAAGATAATAGCGGAAACTCAAGCTTCTATGCAGCAAGTGCTTGGGTACAAGAAGTACCTTCTCTTTCTTTCTCCGGCACAGGACAGACTTCCAGAGTTTGGAGATTGAGAGCAACAGACGCAATTATCTATGTTGGTAGCAACTCTGCCGAAGAACATCTTTCCTCTAACGTGGCAGCAATCGTTACCGCTCTAGCGGCTCTGGTGTAAATAATGCAAAGAACATACAGACCTAAAGAAGTGGTATTCAACTATGCTGGTGCAACCCTTGAAGGCTGGGAAGATATTACAGTAAGTCGAAACATGGAACAAGCTAGGCAAGTCCAAGGTATTTGGGGGAAGCCTACAAAGATTTCAAACTATGCTAACACAAGTGCAACAGTAAAAATCACTGTCTCTTATGGTAGCGAAACAAACAAGATTCTAGCAATGCTTGTTGAACTAGACAGACAGATGAAGGGTGGGGTCAAGTTCAACCTATTCCTTAGAGATATGGCTGGTGACGGCATTGTCTTTGAAAGTTCAGAAGCATATTTGGAAGGAATGGCTGAGGAAAGTTGGACCGGAAGTGCTGGTTCTAAGACTTGGACATTCTTGTGTGATACATCAAAATGGGATTTGACTTCCGAGGATACATCTAGTGATTCTCTTGTGGAGCAATTCCTAACCCTATTTGAATGATTGGAGGATTTATATGAGTGACGTTAAAACTACTACTATTGGCGCAACTACCTACACCCTAAAACTGTTTCCTGCAATGGAAGGCTGGGATATTCAAACTCGTGTTATGGAGTGCTGGCAACAAGAACGCCTTCCTACTTCTACGCTGATGTTTGATGTCATTTCTAAGGGTAGTGGTATCGGTAGTACATCTTTTGATGAGAAGAAGTTCAACAACCACTTCCGTGGCAAGCTACAAGAGATGAACCAGCTCTTCCAAGAGATTTGTGCCTACAACTTTGGCCTTGAGGGTGAAGAAGGCCCAAACGCGGAAGACGCTTCCACCGAGGAATAATTTCCAGTGGAAGCGAGCCTAAAGAGAAGGAATACAAACTAAGAGCTTCCAAAGAGAAAGTAAAAGCTATTGAAGAAAACTTTTCTGGGGATTGGAGAGTATACCGAATCATCTTCAGTACAGAAAATCCAATAGAAACTCTCTACAATCTTAGATATAAATATCCTCTCAAAGTTGCTACAGAATACATTGAATATCTTGAAGTAAGAGATGCGTTCAAAGAGATTGCTGAAGCAGAGGCTAAAGCAGAACAAAAGGCTGAACAAGATCGGAAGAAAGCCACTAAGAGGTAGATGGAATGACAACCCCTGTAAGTGAATTTTATGCAAAGATAGGGATTGATGTAGATAAGAAATCTCTCAAGGGTGTGGATAAATTCTTTTCCGATCTTGAGAAGCGTCTAGGTGGTGTTGGTAGACCACTCACAACTAAAGGCGGGGTTGTTTCTGGATTCAAGCAACTCACCAAAGAAACACAAGCCCTTACTCGCGCCGAGAACAACAGAAGTAAAGCTAGATCAATTGCTGTAAATAAAGAGATTGCTGAGAACAACAGACTCGCTCGCTCTCGTAAGAGATTGGCTGAGACTGGTCCTGTTGTAGTGGCACAGACAGTGAGAGGAAGTAGAGCAAATCCTAGACAGTCTGCTGCTCAACAGCGTAAATCTCTGATGCAGTCTGTTCCTACAGCAGATTATATCAACAGAACATTAGGCATCTCCAGTGTTCGTGGTGGAATGTCCCGCAATGACAGGCAGAAACAGTATGAACAACTCTTTGGATTAAACTCCAATCTTCGTAGAGTATCCAGCAGGGGTAGTACAAACAATCTGGCGGGGTTATCTAAGCTTGAATCTCAGATTAAATCTGGAGCTTATGCGAAGGCGAATAAAACCGAAGCCACCGCCGCAAATGCTCAACTTCAAGCAGCAAAGCTTCAGTTGCAAGCCGCTAACCTTGCACAGCGCACTCAACAAATTCAGGCTCGCGAGAATATCGCAAAACTGAATCTAGACAAGATCAAAGAGAGGAGGTTAATTGAGAACGAGAAGTGGGCACGCAGACAGGAAGCTCAACTACGCAGGGAGGCCGCTAGAGCTGCACGGATCAAGCGCGGAAACTACCTTGCGATGGTTGGTGCTGGTGGTGCTCTTGCCCGTTACGGCTTAGCTTCTCTCCCGTTCGTTGGTGGCATGTATGGTTTGGCTTCTCTAAACAGAGCTAACCAGACTTTGATGAGTACAGAGATTTCCTCTGGGGCTATTTTTGGCAATCGTGCCGATGAAGCTAAGAATTGGCTCAAACAGCACTCCAATTATGTTGGTTACAATTACCTAGAAACCATGCCCATCTTTAGTCAGTTCATGGCCTCTGGTATGAACACTATGGGTTATGAGAAAAGTCTCGGAGTGTTTGAAGGTTTCTCTGAGTTTGGTAGAACTCGCGGGGCTGATAAGCTCGGTATGCAAAGAGGTCTACGCGCAATTAGTCAAATGCAGAGTAAAGGTAAGATTACAAGCGAAGAACTTCGCTTGCAGCTATCAGAAGCAACAGGTTTTGGTGAGGCTGTACCAATCTTCGCAGAAGCATGGCAAATTCTTAACGGCGGAGAGTTGAAGGGTAGTGATGCCACCGCTGCTCTGTTTAAAGCAATGGAAAAGGGAGATGTTTACTCTGACAAACTCCTACCCATTGTCGGCAAGCTGATGAAGGCTAGAGCATCAACAGGCATTGACGCCGCACGCACATCCTCTATTGCAGAACAAGCACGCGCAGAGAACGCTCAAACTGCACTTCTCGGGACGTTCTCTCAGAATGGTGGTGAGGCTGGCTTTGCCCGGTTCTGGCAAACAATTACGTGGGCAATGAAGGAGCTTGAGCCTCTTGTTAAAGGGATGGCAGGACTGTTTGAACGTCTAAGCGTAATCATGCAAGCCCCTGTTAGGTTGTTCGGTATGCTGGGTACTGCTGTTGGGTACCTAAATCAGCAATTTGGTTGGTCAGAAAAAAACATTGTAACTTTCGCTGCTCTTGGTACACTAATGATGTCCAAATGGGGGAGGGTTGCTATGATGTTCACGGGTTTACTAATTGTCCTTGAGGATATTGCTTTCGGTGTGATGGGGAAGGACTCCTTGACCAAACGCTTCATGGAGTGGATTGAGGGTATCACAGGCTTTGATGTGGATAGGCAGAAAGGTATTTTCGCCCTAGCTGGTGCCCTTATGACAGCTGCTGTTGCAATGAAAGCAATCAGCTCGTTGAAGGGTGTTACGGATATACTGTCTACAGGAAAAACTGTTCCGGGAGGACCGCAGAAAGGTGGTGGTCCTAAAAGCAGTCCTCTGAGTGTAGGTAAAAAAGCCGGACTTCTGGCTGCTGCTAGTGCCTTGTTTATGGATCAGCAAGATGTATATTCACTAACTGGAGGGATTGGGCTAAATCCAGCATTATTCCAACCCATTAACTCTCTAAGCCTTGATAGCTTTCCCGAGGGTCGTGATTTCAAGTATACAGGGCTGAAATCCGTATCTTACTCAGACGTAATGGCAGGGATTAACGAAAGTACAGTTCCTACTCCACAAGATATTCTTGGGAAAATGATTTCCGGCACCACGGCATCAAACAATGTGACGGTTCAAAATGAATTCGTTATTAATGCCTCAGATCCCCAAGGAGTGTGGCAAGAAATCGAAGGTAAAATTGAATACTCCGTTAATAAAATGTTGAATGATGCTTATCTAGAAAGCGGAGGTTAATTTGTCCATAGCAATCCGTATTGGCCAATCTGGGCAGAAAAGCTCTGCCCTTTTTTACCTAAACACTACAACAAGATATCAAATAAACTACAGAAGTCAGACGAGTAAGTATCCTCTAGACGCTGGTGTTTCGGTTACAGACCATGTTGTAAACGAGAACCCTGTTATTCAAGTAAGTGGGATTATCAGCCCAGCAGATATTAGTATCCGCACAAGCAACCTGACTGTTCAGGGAGAAATTCCCATGAACAATAATCGCTTCTTTAGTAATAATGCCAACACTCAGATTGAAACATTACTGGCCGGCCTAAAGAACTATCTCCCCGATGTGGCTACTCAATTTCTTTCTTCAACGAACCCTAAGCTGGATGGAGGAGAAGAGGCTAAAGATCGTATATCTGATGTGCTAGATAAGATTAAGGATTTATTCACACGACTTACATACAACAGGCGTAATCAATCTTATAACAACTCTGTAGTCCTTTGTACATTATTTGAAATAGCCCCTCCCTCTAAAAGTTCACCGACAGGGCTTAGAAAATCTGTCCGAAATCTGGTGCTCACAGAATTTACGGGGCGTTACGAACCGGATCACGGTGATGCGCTGATTGTTGATATGACGTTTGAGCAAGTTAGGTTTGTCAATCTGCAACAAACAACAGTCCCCAGGTATGTTTCGCAAGCAATCAGCATGGAAACCGCAATTATGGCTAAGGAGACCTCAGACAAAGGACGCAGAGATATTTCTGTTGCTGCCCAGGGTTATGACTCAGGTGTGGACATTGTAAAGGAACTCTCTGTAGGAGTGCTCTCTCCATGATTTCAGTAGTGCCATTGGTTCTCTTCTCAGAGCCCTCCTATGTATATTCTGTAGACTTACAAGGCGTATCCTTTGACCTAACATTCAACTATAACGTTAGAATGCAATCTTGGTATTTGGATGTCCGTCAAACTGGTGCTGAAGATTATCTCCTGCAAGGTATCAAGATCACTCCTGAACATGAGATCGGGCAAGGGTATCTTCTAGATGGCCTGACGGGTTATTTCCTTCTAGTACCTATTGGTAACAGTATTGAGAAGTATAAGACAGAACCTCAAAATCTGTCAACATGGTTTAACTTTTTCTATGTATATGAAACGGAGGAATGATGCAAGTTGGGATTATTTACTCCTTGACAGTAAGCGATAGATTGTCAGGAAGGGGTTGGGAAATAAATGATCTGAATATGTCTTTTGAAGTAACGAAGGACTCCAGCTCCACAACATCCCAATCCAATCATGCCACCATCCGTATCTGGAACTTAGCCAGAGAAAAACAAACCCTCCTAGAAAGAGGTAAGGTGCAGGTGATCTTGAAAGTTGGATATCAACAGGAAGGGAACCTAACTTATCTCTTTTCTGGAGAAGCTGTTTCTGTAAATACCAGAAAAGAACAGGCGGATGTCATTACAGAAATCCGCGTAACTCCGATCTTTACAGAACTCTCAGATATTCATATAAGCCACACTATTCCTGCTGGTAAGACTGTGCGAGATGTTATTAACCATATCGTTTCTAAAGTCCCTTCCATTAAGAAAGTGACTGCTCAGGGTGACTTCCTGTCGAAGACTTTGCCAGACGGTTATAGTTTAATGGGGAATCCTTACTCCCTTCTCAAACAGCTCGCTAAAGCTTATAAGCTTGATTGGAACATTGATAACGATACACTGTTTGTTGCTGATGCTGGAATGAGCTGGGAGCTGAATGTTGAGAAGGCTTATAGAATCAATCAGCTCTCTGGTTTAGTTGGCAGGCCATACAGATCAGAAGATTCCGCAGAACAGAATTCAAATAGTGCTGGCATCACATTCCAGTGTTTGCTTAATCCAAGAATTCAAGCTGGCGGGATTATTCGTCTTGAGTATGAGGGGTTCACTGATTATTACAAAGTAGATACTGTGAGATTCAGTGGAACTTCTCACTCCCCAAGCACTTGGCTATGTGATGTGAGTTGTTCTCGTTACAGACAAGATGGAAACCACAGGTGGGCACTCCTTCTAAGGCCAGATAAAACAGGAGCGGTTAATGTCTCAACAGGTAACATTATCTAAAGTCTTAAAGGCTGCTAATGAGCAAAGCCTGAAGGATGTTTACACATCTATGCCGGGGGTTATTGTAACAGTCAGGGAGGATGGGAAACAACAATATCTGGACGTACTACCTGCCCTAAATATTGTGGATGAGCAAGGTAGGGTTGTGGAGCACGCCACTGTATTGAACGTTCCATTACAGCAGTTCGCCAGCATGATGGGTGGAGTTTTAGTTCCTGTCAGGGTTGGAGACCCTTGCTGGCTTCACTTCTCTATGCGTGGTCTGGACGTGTGGAAGCGCGGTAACGGTAGAACATCTACTCCAACAGACGATAGGCGCTTCAACCTAAACGACTGCTACGCAACAGTAGGTGTTGTCCCAATGCAGATGTCTTTACAAGATCAGGTCAAGCGTTCGTGGACTCATGATGTCAATGATGTGGTGCTATATCACAACATGGGCACTCCAGAAGAAACAGAGATTAGACTACATGTTTCTGGTGGCGTTACAGTGAATACAAACCAGCCCGTAACAGTTAATGCTGGAGAAGTAACCATTAATAGCGAGACTATGGAAGTTAATGTGCCGGAAACAAATTGGAATGGAAACATTAATCTAACTGGTAATCTCACAGCATCCGGTTATGTCGCAGTGCCGTCCGTTAAAGTCAATGGTATTGAAATGGCTTCTCACGTTCATAGCTACTCTTGGACTAGTACCCCCGGTACAGCATTTACCCAGCCGGCAGTATAAGGAGCAATCGTGGACTTATTCATGGACATTAAAGGGACTGGTGATCTTGTTTGGAACAACGGTCCGTCCCTTGTCAAATCAGATTTTCCTGACGTAGTTATTCAACGAGTTTACATTAAACTACGCACATTTACTAGTGAGTGGCTGTTCAATGAAACTTACGGTGTTGACTATCTAGGACAAATCCTCGGCAAGAAGTTAATCACTAAAGAGTTCATTGACGGGATTATTCAAGAAGCAATCCTAGATGAAGACGGAGTTTCTGAAATTTCGTACTGGGAATCTTCTCTGGATGGATTCACAAGATCGTATCAGTGTCGCTTTAAAATTAGGGACACTCAAAGACAAGCTGTTTCAGAACTTGTCACTATTAGCAATATTTTCTAATCAGGGGAAAAAGCATGGCAGGACTAACACCGGCAGGTTTTGAACTCAAACGCCTGCCACAAATTATTAGCGAGTTGAAAGAACAATCTGTTCCAGTATTCCAAGACTTGTTAACCAACCCAGATGATGTTGTGGATACAAGCGACAGCAGTAATATTGGCAGACTTGTAAATCTTGTCAGCCCCTCTCTTACTGATCTATGGGAAGCCCTACAAGGCGTTTACAGCGCTTTCGATCCTAACTCTGCCGAAGGTATTCCCCTAAAGAATCTAGCGCAGCTAGTGGGCCTAGAGGCTCAACCAGCCACTGCTTCTTCTGTGCAGTTAGTTCTTCTGATGGATGCGGCTGCAACAGTCCCTCAAGGTTCTATTGTCAGAGCTACAGACACTGGAACTGAGTGGCAGATTAACAATAACGTAAGTGCGAACATTACAAACTACGCTGCATCTCTCATCGTTGTCCCGGCAGCAGCAGCATCGCCTCAAGATTACATCATTACGTATCGTGTTGGAACAAGCACGTCTACAATTACATTCACTTCTCCCGGTGGGCAGACACAGCGCGAAGTTGCCGAGGGTATTAAGTTTGTAATTGACTCTGTTCATAATACCCAGCTTTCAGCATCTCTTGTTGGTAACACACTTACAATTGATAGGTTGCAACCAACATCCCCGGCAGTATTTACGATCACGAGTAATATTCAACTATCTCAAATGAAGATGGTTGTCACTGCCACGGCAACAGAAGTTGGTCCGCTGCAACAAGATGCGAATACAATCGTATCCATCTCTACTCCCATTCTTGGTTGGCGTTCTGTAACTAACCCAAATCCTGCCATTCCGGGTAGAAATCCTGAAACAGACGAAGAACTTAGAGATCGCTTGTTAACTTCAAGGAGTACACGAGCAATCAACTTGTGGGATTCCCTGTATTCCGCATTGCGTAATCTTGAAGGTGTATACAGTGTTAACATCGAAGAAAATGATAGTGGTGTCACAGTAAACGGCGTTCCTCCTTATTCTTATGTTGCTGTGGTGTCCGGTGGAAATGATACTGAAATTGCTCAAGAAGTTTGGAGAAATAAACCTCTAGGTATTGCTCCTCAAGGGAATACAAGCGCCATTGCAAAGGATGTTCGTGGAAGTAACCGTACCGTAAAATTCTCAAGACCTACTGAAGTGCCTATCTATATTGATCTTACTATTGTACTTGACCCCGATGTATTCCCCGGAGACGGTATCGACCAGATCAAGCAAGCGGTTATTGACTTCACAGTAGGAGCATACCAGATCGGGGACGATGTTATTTATACGCGCCTGTTCACTCCAATCAACCAAGTCAGAGGACACTATGTCAGCTCTATGACTATTGGGACAACAGCTTCCCCTATTGGCACGTCAAATATTGCGATTGCATACGACGAGATCGCTTCTTTTAGCGCAGACAACATCACCATCACTACAACGTAAGGAGGTAGTGTGATTAATCCAGCATTACCTTCAAAAGATTACTACCAAGAAGCTCTTTCTTGGATTACAGAGCATTATAAAGATAAGCCTGTATTCCAAAAACATCTTCAAATAATGTTTCTACAACATAGCAGCCTATTCCGAGAGATTAATAACCTTCTCCAGTATCGATCCTTGGACACAGCTCAAGGGAAACAACTAGATATCATCGGAGACTTGGTAGGGCAACCAAGAGTTCAGGCCCAAGCTGCTTTGTACACGTTCTTTGGCTTCCTTGAGGATATTACAGCAGATACCTTTGGTGACCTAAATGACGCCTCTATTGGTGGTTTCTGGTACTCACAGGGCGCACCTCTGGGCGGGAACGTCACTCTTGACGATGATTCTTATCGAAGAATGATCAGGGCTAGAATCATTAAGAACAGTTCTAGAGGTACAACGGACGATTTCCTAACATTCTTGGACTATGTATTTGGGGATGGGAGCTTAGGGAGTAGTGGGACTTACGTTGAAACCCAGGATGTGCAGTGGTTCGGTTATGAGGGGGCTACAGATGTCTCTGGATATACAGATGGAGAGACCCCTGGTGGTATCTATTGGGACGGCGTGAGTGATCTTACTCCCACTGGAGCGCCAATTGTCTCTGTTAGATTCACGCGCCCTTTAACGCTCCTTGAAATCTGGATGCTTCACGCTCAGATTCCAGACAAGGACGGGAATCTAACCCCTTTCATGCTGAAGCCGCTTGGCATTCAACTTCTGTTCTTTGATAAGGACGGAAACCAGATCAACCCCGTTTAATCAAGAGAGAATACAATGCCCGATATTTCTAAGCCTTCTGGGATTAATAACAGATGGGCTGAGAGTGGACTAAAATCCGCTCCAGATGTAAGCAAGATCGATCTAGGATGGGAAGTTGAAAAACCTCCCTATCAAGTACAGAACTGGCTAGACAACAAGCAAGATAATTTCAATGCTCATGTTAACCAACACGGCATCCCTTACTGGGATAGTGAAACAGAGTATCAAGCTAATAAGAGTTATGTTGTTGATCCCATTTCTGGGATTGTTTACCGTTGTCTAGTTACAAATACAAACCAAACAGTCTCAAACCCCACCTATTGGGACGTTGCTTTCTCTCCTTACGAGGCAATGGTCCCTACGGGTTCTACTCAGATGTTTGCTGGACTGACAGCACCGAGGGGTTGGTTGATTGCAGATGGCCGTGCTGTTAGTAGAACCACCTATGCGGCATTGTTTGCAGTGATTGGCACTACTTATGGTGCAGGGGACGGGACTACAACATTCAACCTACCGAATATGTGTGGTGTTGTAGTAAGAGGCGTGGATAGAGGCAGAAACCTAGACCCGGCTCGCGTACAAGGTAGTTATCAGGGAGATTTATTTGCAAGCCACAACCACACAGCTACGAGCAGTATTCAGGAATCAGGGTCACACCAACATAGTGTAACTGGAACTACTGATGGAAGTGGAGAGCATACCCACAACTATATCTCAGCTACGGCATTTGTAACTCAAGTGCAAGGTCAAGGGGGTTATAACCTATATCATCCTATTGTCCAACAAACAGTAGCCTCTGGTCTACACCAGCATAATGTGAATGGTACAACATCTCAAAGTGGGCAACATTCGCATACAGCTACTGTAGCTGTGCAAGCCATTGGTGGTGCAGAGACCAGAATGAAGAATATAGCCATGTTGGGAATCATTAAGTATTAAGGAATTGCTATGAACATTAAACAAAAAATCATAGCGGCTTTCTTTGCAGCAGGTCTCTCTATGAGTAGCGCTTATGTTGCAGTTAATCTCACTGTACCAAGCGAAGGGGTGTCCTTAGATACATATTTCGACCCGGTAGGCATTCAAACCTACTGCATCGGAAGTGCAGATTTTGAAGGGAAAGCAAAAAAGTCTTACACCGAGGATGAGTGTGTTGAGATTTTTGTAAAAGATTGGACTAAGCATGAGGAGCAGTTAGATTCCCTAAAACTTAAATTTTCCAGCGAGTGGCAAAGAGCTGCACTTACGGACTTCACGTTCAATGTAGGGATAGGCAATGTTCGTTCAAGTACGCTAATTTCCTTAGTCCGACAAGGTGAGCATGAAGTTGCTTGTGAGGAACTATCTCGATGGGTTTATACTGGGGGAAAGAAGCTTAGAGGTTTGGTCACTCGTAGAAAAAATACAATCCCTTATTGTCTCGGTGAAGTGGATACAGAGTCTAGAGAATATAAAGAGTTTGAGAGTTTTTGGAACTCTCTTAGTAGAGAAGTCAAGAGAGGTGAATAATGGCTACAAATAAACCTACCAACGTATCTTCAAAGATTTGGGCATCGTTGGGGGATGTAGAAACTCCGACAGATGCTAAAATGGAGACAGGTTGGGTCGCGGAAGTCCCTAAAGCTCAAGTAGAAAACTGGGTACAGAATAGACAGGATGCTTTCAATGCCCACGTCAACGAGCGAGGGATCGCTGAATGGGATGCTACAACTGATTACATTGCGAATAAGTCCTACGTGCAGGGTAGTAATGGGAATCTCTATAAGTCTGTACAAAATACAGGACCCACTACAGTAGTTCAAGACCCTACCACAGACATTGTGGGTACTTATTGGGCACTAGCGTTTTCTCCTTACGTACACACCCACCAAATTGCCAATATTATTGGTCTACAGGCCGCTCTGGATATAAAGCAAGACACGCTTGTTTCTGGGACCAATATCAAAACCGTGAACGGGAATTCCTTGCTTGGCTCGGGCAATGTTGCTCTAGCTCTGGGTGAGGTAAACACTGCATCCAATCTGGGAAGTGGTGTAGGAGTCTATAAGGAAAAAGTAGGAGTTGATCTTTCTTTCAAAAGCTTAGTTGCCGGTGCGGGTATTTCTCTTACTTCTGGAACCGACACAGTAACGATTGAAAACACTGGTGGGGGTGGAGGAGCTATCCCTAACGCCTCTGCTACAGTCGTAGGTGGTTTGAAAGTTCGCCTAGATGGTACTACACTATATATTACCAATGACGGGAGCGACGCTTAATGTCACAGGTGAACAGAAATTATGATTACCTGATTAAAGTTGACGGCTTGACAGTATGGGAACGGCTCCGGGTTATCAGAAATTTTCTGACCGATCGTAGACAGGCACTTGCTATTGCGGAACTTCACAAGCGTAAGTGGGAGGCAACGAAAGACTCTTTGGATGTATGGGAGAGAGAAGAAGAGGAGATTGTTCAGTCAAACAGGGAAGACCTTATCCAAGACTGTCGAGACGAGATCAGATTTCTTGAATTATTTGAGACCAGACTTGTCGAAGAGGCAGAGAAAGAGAGGGTTCCTGGAAAATCTGATAGAGAAATGTACGAACTCAATTTTGCTAGAGAAGCACAAGAAAGACTTGTATTGAAAGTCAAGAGTGAGGTCTACTCAATTGGGCATATTTCCCCATTGACAATGGAGTCTGTTGTAAAAGACAGGAACGTTCTTAGTCGTCTAGTTGATGAGAATATTTTAAAACCAGAGATAATTCAAGCACTCTCTTATAATCAACCTGAGATGCTGTCTCTGGCAGACGGTTTGAAGATTGGGGAAAGTTATGGCTTTTCAGTTTAATACAATACCACTGACAGAAATATACTTCAACGGGATTAACGTTTCGGAAATATATTTCAACACTGTTCAGGTATGGCCAGACGGAAGTCCTTTGACGCTGATAGGGCTGTTCTTTGGTGGAGGAAGCCCTGCAACAAACCTGCTGACCAGAATTGATATAGATGGGGCGCTTGTGGGAAGTGAAACAAGTGTAGGAAGTGCTAAAAGAATACATGCTGGAGCGCCTGTCGGCGGGAATGGTATGTTCTATTCCGGCACGTCCAGCGCGGGCACACTCACCAACACGGTCACAAGAATTACTGCATCTGGTCTACTTGCAGGAAGCGAAACAAGTGTAGGTACTTCAAGAACATATATTGGCGGCGCTGGAGCGGGAGGGATTGGTCTTTTCTATGGGGGGGATACGAGCACGCCGCTACTGACTCGTATTGACTCAGGTGGCGTGATAGTGGGTAGTCAGGTAACCGTGGGACCAGCAGGGCGAAGGTTTCGCCATGCTGGGGCGTCTGTCGGTGGAAACGGGATGTTCTATGCGGGAACTAAGGCCAGTACCAATGTGAACACTGTGACCCGTATTGACTCCGCCGGAGCCCTTGTAGGAAGTGAAACCTCCGTAGGAAGTGCAAGATACAGTCTAGGTGGCGCAAGTATCGCTACTGCGGATATTGGTATATTTTACGGGGGGTCTCCTGCAAACAATACAGCAACTAGGATAGATTCTGCCGGCTCCCTTGTGGGGAGCGAAACTATGCTTGGCACCACAGGAAGATTACCTGGAGGGGCAGGTCTCGGCCCTATCGGAATATTTTATTCGGGTACTACAAGTAATTTGGCCACGCGTATTGATGCGGCGGGCAGTCTAGTGGGTGTTGAGACCACTGTTGGTACAGGAAGAGCCGGCCTAGCTGGTGCAGAAGCCTCTCTATAAGGAAGAAATTATGTATGTATGCTTGAAAAATAACATTGTGGTTGCAACATTTATGACAGCAGAAGATTTTGATAATAGCTCTATGGTCTTTATGCAAGACTATGACACTTTTACAAAATCGTCTGCCGATTTGAGCATTGGGGATGTTTGGAGTGTTGAGAAATCCCTTTCTGACGCAGAGCTAGTGAACTACTTGTGTGCTATTGTAGATAGTACGGCGGACACTGCCCGATTAGCTGTTGCTGGGGACTCTTTGAGAGTTGTAGAGTACCAGAGAGCTGCGGAAGAGGCCCAGAAGTTTAAAGATGCGGGTTACCCCCTAGGAGATGTCCCCAGGGCTGTTTCTGCATGGGCTGTTGGTGACAGAGGTCCACAGGAGGCTGCCGATGATATCCTAGCTGAAGCCACTGCCTATTCATCTGCTCTTTATGCTATTAGAGAGACCAGACTCTTAGCGAAAGAGCAGATCAGGGCATCTGTAGCGGTAGGAGACAGACAACCTGCTGTACAATTCACCCAAAATGCCAGAGATTCTATCATAAACATTGTGGTTGGTGTAGGGAATAACAGGTGATTACATGGACTCAGTTGATATTATCTTCACTAGGTCGAATAAGATAGGCTCCTTGATAATTCGCCTTTTCACTTGGTCGGATTGGTCTCATTGCGCTGTAATTGATGGAGATAATGTTGTCGAGTCCGTCATGGCAGGCGGTGTCAGAGTTTCTTCTTTATCTGTGTTGAAAGCAAGTAGTTCTACTTGGGAAATTAAGACATACCCTGTGAAAGATTCTAAGGTCTTTGTTAGCTATGCCAAGAGTCAACTAGGCAAGAAATATGATTACTTGGGGGCCATTGGAATTGCGTTCAGAATTAAATCTGAAAAGAAGCACAGGTGGTTTTGTTCTGAGTTTCTAGCACATTGCGCTCTACAGTGTGGGAGTTCTTGGTTTGAAGACGACTCCCTACATAAAATTACACCCCAGGATATTTATCAACTAAATTTTGCATGGTTGGAAATTAAATGAAATGGCATAAAGATTGGAAAAGAATTATCAAAAGTTACTCCTTCATGGGCCTACTAGGTAATCTTCTGATTGCCATTTCACTAACACTAGGTACTGTAGTAGGAATCCTTTCCTCCCATATCAGTATGCCCCTTTTAGGGACATTGGTGATGATTGTAGCACTCTCTGGTCTTATTGGCAGGTTCATCGACCAGACAGAGCAAGATATTGAAAGAGAAGAATCTTTGAAATGTCAAAACTCAAAGTAGCTATCTTCCTTGTAATTCTCACTCTGTTTTCATTCTTTATTGTGAGGACTGTACAGCTATCGGGTGAAGTAGATCGCCTTAATTTAGTTGTAAATTCCCTAGAGAAAAGTCTAGATGACGAGAGACAAAAACTCTCTGAGTGCAGGCAATCTAAAGAAGCGGTAGACCTTGTATGTAAACAGACAGAGAAGTCTCTATTAGACATCAAACAAGAGCTTGAGAGTAGGAAAACCTCCCTTCAAGATGAATTGAAACAAGCAGAGGAAATCCTAAATGAACAGAAGCCTGTTGTTCAAGATGCTGATAGTATTCTCCCTGATGACATTATCAAGTTGCTCACAGATAGTTGTAAAAGAAGTAACCAAGGAAATCCCTGTCCTTCTCCCTGATACGTTAATGGAGCATCCCTGTACTGTAATTGGTGCGGGGGTTTCTTTGGGGAGTTTGACTAGAGGTTATTTGCAGAACACATCTTGTGTTGGGGACTACTATCTTCTGATTGAAAAACAACGGGAGTGGACTAATGAAGTGAGGAAGATATATGGCGTTGGAAATTAAAGCAGAGGCTTGGAGTGTATCGAAGTCGATCATAGCATTGCTGTTATCTATGCTTATTGCTATGAGTGTCTGGACTTTTAAGCAACAAGAAGTAAGGATATCAAACCTAGAAAGGCATTCAATTGCTCTGGATAAAGAGAAGATTGGAAAGCAGGAGCTTACAGAGGCAGTTAATAGTATCAACTCCAGAATGGATGCCATGATTAATACGCTTAACACTGTACAACAACTCCACTCTACAAATCTCCTGAATAAGATTGAGAGCCAACAGGCATCCCTCTCTAGACTAGAGGCACACATCCTATCTCCTAAAAAATAAGGAGGAAGTAGTGGATGAATCTACATCAAAAACAATCAGACATATTCTGATAGCAGTTATTATCGTAACTGGTGTAACACTAAACACAATTCTCCTAAAAGGGGCTGGAAGCTCTAGGGATACTGTATATATTCAAGACCGTATAGATTTGCACGTAGAACAAACACAAAAACAACTAAGGCAAAATCTTGAATATATAGAGGATAGAGTAGCCAAGGCAGAGGCTAGACAAGATACTTACTACAACACTATAAATAGGCGTTTAGATGTTGTTGAGAATAAGTATGACAGAGCTATAACAAACACAATAACAAGTAGAGCATCTGTCAATGTCACTAATACTTTTAGTCCTGAATTGAAGATTGAAAATAATAAGAATTAAACAATAAAGCCCCTGACACCTCGGAAGAAGTGCAGGGGCTTTTCTTTGTCTAGAATTTATTTTGCTTCTACTGCCACACTGTCTTCTGGTTCATTGTAGTAGGCTAGTGAGTATTTATTACTGGCGTATACATTCAGTTGATAAGCCAGAGCTGAAATGAACTCTGTACCCTCGTTTGAACCTTCGGTGTTGGTGCTTATGAGGCATAACACATCCACAAGAGCATCTACCTCCATCTGGCTCTCAAGAGTGATAGAAATCGGTTCAAATTGTTTTTCATTACGTGTGATTTGCATTTTTATTCCTCCAAAAGCATTAGTTGTTTTGCATACTTTACATACGCTTTTCGTCGTTGTCAATTGAAATTTACTACTAGCGATGTAGTATTGATTTAAGATTCCAATTGAGTTCAGATAGAAACCTCTAGAGTGTGCATGAAATTCAGGCATGCCTACCCTCTCTCATTCCCTGCAACTACCCAGCAGGCACCAATGCACCCACTTGAATACACTCAGTATTCTAAGGATAATCACATCTGCTCAGTAAAGCAGAAGGAGAACAAGATTCTATCTCTCAAGGCACACAGCATTGCCTTAACCACCTTCCCCGTAGGTGGCATTCCCTTGGTGACTTAACCCTCACCACTATAAGACGTTACGACTGTCGTAGGTATTCGCGTCAAACAGGCAGAAAAGAAATTTCTTTTCTTACGGGCCTTCTCTTTCGAGATTCCATTATGCAGGTCACTGGTTGACAGAGGTCGTCATTGCCAGCACTAACTTTCAGTATCCGTCATTTGTCTCAACAATTGCTTCCGTGCAATCTCAACAAATCGGTTTGTGTCTGGTTTTGCTTTTAGCTGCTGAAGCCAAGGGAAACCTTGCCGAAACGCCTTTTGTTAATTTCAAAAACCACCTTAACACACTTAAAGCGTGAAAGTCAAGAGGATAGGAGAAATTTATCGGAAAGGTGTAAAGCTATAGAAAATTTCAGTTGACATAGCCGAGTAGATTGATGGTAAGATAGGCTCATTCGCTAGAGAGCGATCTAACCAAAACAGAGGAGGTGAAGGCGTGAAGTTCTATTTCGGTGAAAATATTTACGGCTGGAAGATGTACGGGCTTGTTGGCAAACATGGTAAATGGTTTATGGGAATTTCAATCGCTCCAAAGGAGGAACAGTAATGGTTAAGAAGCAATACTACATTCCCGGTAAGGAGTATGAGTGGACCAAGGAAACTTGGGAAGCTGTCAACAAAGCTGATAGTAAGAATGCATGGGACGAGGGACCGCTTCTCGGAACTGCTGCACTGGTTCCCCTTGGTAGAGCGCGTTACAAAGAGATTGGAAGTACGGAGTGCATGCGCGACACGCTGGATATCTGTTGGGAATGGAGTCACTGGAGTCGCTTAGATGAATACTGGCACTTCACTATCAACGAAGAAGGCATAGAAATTCCTGAGTGCTTGATTCCGTTCTACGGAGAAAAAGAGTCGAAAGAAATCCTATCTGCGGTTGATCTTGAAGTGGGAAAGGAATACATTATGTGCCTCGGAGCAAATGATGAACGAAACATCATCTATTGGGGCAAGAATTCTGAAGTGATTTTTATCACTGAACTGCTTTACCACACATATGGACACATCTTCATCAAGGATATCTTTCATTTCCGAAACATCCCTGAGAAGACTCGTGAAGAGAAGCTGTCAGAGAAATACAACGTGAGTCTTGACACGATCAAGCAAATGGTGGAAGATGGTCTTATTCAAGAAGAGGAGGATTGACATGGACTACACAGAAGCAAGTGAGGTTGTACGACAAGGAGACAACGTATTCCGTCCAGAAGCATGGATTGGACGTAAGTTCCGCTGTAAGCTCACTGGAGAGGTATTGGAGCTTACCAAGGACAATGTACGCCCCAAGGCTTTCTTGAGCTTTGGTGAGAGCTATATTGACCTTGGTGACGGGTATTATAGTCGAGCTGGTGGAAGTTTTGAGGAGATTACAGAGTGAAGAAGATTACAGGAGACCTGATTAAGTTGTTTAAAGAAGGTGAATTTGACGTGATTGTCCATGGTTGCAATTGCGGTAACAACATGGGAGACGGTATTGCTAAGACAATCCGTGACGAGTTCCCAGAAGCTTATGCTGCGGACCTTGAAACACAGGCTTGGGATATCAGCAAGCTGGGAACAATCTCTTGTGCGGGGATTGAGAATGGTAGGACTGTTATCAACGCTTATACACAGTACCGATGGTATGGTGTAGGATTGAGTGGTGGCCCACTTTGTGAGTATGATGCTCTGCGGAGTTGTTTCAAGGATATCAAGAAACGTTTCGGTGAAAAGTCGTTGCGATTCGGCATCCCTGCCATTGGTGCTGCACGTGCAGGTGGTGACTGGAGTATTATCTCCGCAATCATTGATGAAGAAATGGAAGGTGAAGACGTTACATTTGTAGAGTACGATGGATTTGACCCTCGGGGGAATTACAAGAAGTGGATGCGTAAATGACGGTAATGTATATCAATCTTGATGGGTACACATTCAAGTGCAACATCTCCCATTATTGCCCAGAGATTCCCGGAACATTCGGATGGGATGAAGCCTCTGATTGGGATTATCAAGGCTATCCTGCCGAGGTGGATTTTGAGTGCTATGCTGTATCTGACGATGGGGTTGACATTCCAGAGAAAGATGCTATTATCGTTTTCAGTAATTACGAAGTGCTTGTGGAAGAGAAGATTCTGGAACAATTGACTAAAGTGGAGGAATAGAGATGAGTACTTGGGTTGACAGCGTTGATAAAGCCTTTGATGCTTTGAAGGCACAAGTGGAAGTGCTTAAGAAAAAGGCTGACGATGCTTTTCCTTCTCCTATGAAGATTAATGATCTTCCGCGAGCTGAGAGCAGTAAATGGGTTGTTGGTCATGGGTGGAAGATTGAAGGAGTTTACCGGTCTTCTACTCGCGACCCTAACACCATTGAAGAAGTGGATAAGCTTCTAGAAAAAGCTCTTTCCGTTCTTACAGACGATATTCAAAAGCTCAAAGATGCGCACGAAACGAACGTTCCGGCGATTGAGAATAACCTTAAGATTCACGAGAAAGTGACACTGCTAATGCGGGACACTCTCAAAATCCCGTCTGGTTACAGCACTTACGAATACAAATCAAGTCGTAGTCGAAACAAGACAGAAACACGTCACACAGCAGGCTACATTGGCGATTTGCAACGAAACATTAAGACTTCTGATGGTTATGAGATGAAGCTTCGTGATTTGAATTCTTACCCTGAAACCTTTAAGCGTATTGCAAATGATCTGAAAGGTAAGATTCGTTCTGTTGAGGCTGAGAAAGCAAAAGAAGAGAAAGCTAAGAAAGAAGTGTTGGCTAAAGCTCGCTTGCAAGTGAAGTATGGTTTGACGGAAGACAGCGATTGGTCTGATGTTCTTGACATTCTCGACAGCAAGTGTAAATATTTCAAGCTTGCCCGAGCAATGGAGGATACACGTAACGATTGGAATGATGGATATGGTCGTGTACAATATGCAATCTCCTCATTCTCTGTAGAGACACCAGAAGATCAGGAGATCTATGATGAAATCTTTGAGCTTGCACATGAGTATGAAGATATTGACGGTCGAATATTCCGTGACTGCACCCACAACTACTCAGTTCTTTACGGGAAGGTTGACTCTGATTTGAGGAGCGACTACAATACCCTGAAAGAATACTACGACACTTCTTGGGAGGAATAATTTATGTTTGAAGCTTTCTGGAACACATCTTTCAGGGGATGATTTCTGAAGCTGAGGCTGAGCGTATTGCTGAAGACGTTAAACAGCTCCGCATGGTAATTGTGAAACGTATCGACTCACGGAGTAAGGAGTATCGCTTAGCAAATAGTGGTGTAGAGTTTGAAAACTGGATCAAAGGAGATTAAAATGGAAATTGACATTAGTGCATATTTGAGCGAAGAAGATAAACAACGTATTGCGGAAGAAGAATATCGAAAAGTTATCCGTTCAATTGTCTACACAGACAAGGAGCGTCTCTTTAGTAATGCAGCTTATAGAACTGTTCAGAAACTGGTTGATGAGCGATTTGGTGAATCTCTAAGTAAAATCCTAGAGGAAAAGACTGTAAAGATCATTAATGATCTTTCTACGTATACCGTATTCAAAAAGAAAGATGCTTGGGATAATGATGATTCAAAAGGATGGAAGTATCTGCAAGAATCTGTGGACAAACATAAAGACCTTATCGAGGACAGGGTTGTGCAGATTATCCAAGAGGTGGATTCTGACTATGTTCGCAATCGCCTAGAGGACTTGATGTGTGAGGTGGTTGAGAATCGTTTGCTAGGTAAATCTTTTAAGAAGGAGGACAACAATGAGCTTTGACCTAAAGAAAGACCCTTGGTATATCCGCGTGAATTCGCCTGAAGAGAGTGCTGCTGTACAAGAGTGGCTATTTGAACAAGGAATTACATGGTGGCGTAACTACACTGTAGTCAAACATACCTTTAGTCGCTATCTAACCAACTCATACTCTTCAGGAGATGTAGAGCCTCACCTGATGTTTGGCACGAACGAGATTGATAAGTTCTCAGATCAGCGCAAAGAACTTAAAGTCATCTTTGAGAAAGTCTTGCGGGTGGAAAAAGTAATCACCCCTGAAATCCGGGAGAAGATTGAAGTTGGTGGGAAGCAATACTACAAAGAAGATGTAGAGAAGGCTTTACAACTGTTGAAGCCTATCAACTAGCTCGGAAGGAGAAACACTATGACTATCAAGAACATTAATGTATTTGGATATGAGATGGAAGTAGCTGTCAGCGACATTGGCTGGAAGCTTCTGTCTGCTTGTATTGGTGAGCATTGCGTGGACGAGGAAGAGCTTGAAGCTATCTCTGTTGAGTTTGCGGTAGAAATTGAAGAAGAGATTTATGGAGACCTCTGATAATGACTAAGCAAGCAATTTTTACGGTAGAGATTTATGGTAAAGGCAGTAATACTCTAATAGGTTTTAGTACAATCACACTCGTATATTCTGCGGAAACCACGGCTGTGGAACTCTACGAAATGCTACTACAAGATATTAACGAGTATTGTACAAATCAGGATATTGTTATCAAAATTACTAACAGTTTCGTGCTGTAACGATGTGGACAACGCTACTGGCTCTGCATAGCAGCACCCATGCGTGGCAGCTTAGTATTATAATAGGGGCTAAAATTGAGTTATTTTCGCAAGTTTAAGAAAGGAGAGAACATGGGCAGTGATGTAGGCTTTGAACCAAAAGAAACGCTCCAAGAGGTTTCTACTTTCAAGGCCGTAGATGTATCAGAACGTGGTATTCGAAAAGAGACTCTGGAGCGTTTTGGTGTAAAGGTGGCGGTATCTACTGAGGACGGCAAAACGCCTGTTGCAGTGTATTTTCCCTCTGTTAATCAGAAAGGTAAGGTAACGGGCTACGCCAAGCAAGACCTGACTAAAACTAAGGAAGAAAAAGGCCATTGGTCTTGTATTGGAAGTGTCACGATTGGAAATAAACTGTTCGGACAAAACGTAGCAGAACAACAGAACCGTAAACGGAATAATCTTGTAATCACTGAAGGCCAGTGGGATACCCTTTCGGTTTATCAAGCTCTGGTTGATAACGTCAAAGGAACTAAGTACGAGGGTCTTGAACCTCTTGTAGCTTCCATCCCTATGGGCACTGCAAACGCGGTGGAGTCAATTCTTCACAATGAAGATTATGTGATGAGCCACGACGCTCTAACTATTTTCTTTGATGATGACCACTGCACGCCAGCAGAACTCAAGAGAAATATTATGAAAGGGCATGAAGCACGAGAAGCTGTAGCGAATGCTCTTGTTGGTAGCGGACTTTCCTTGTTTACGGTAAGCCCTGACGATGGCCTAAAAGATGCCTCTGATTACATGCAGATTGGGCGTTGGGAAGACCTAGCAAAGCTAGTACAGTTTGGTCGCCGGCCCTATTCTTCTGAGAAGATTGTGAAGGCTGCTGATTTGGATTTGGACTTTCTGTTAGAGCCTCGCCCAGAAGGGATTTATGTAGACAGCTTCCCCAAACTGATGGAAAAGCTACACGGCTTTCGAACCCGAGAACTTGTGCTTCTGACCAGCCCAAGTGGTGTAGGTAAGAGTACGGTTTGTTCTATTTTTGCATCTGCTTTCATGGAGGCGGGTGAAAAGTTGGGTATGGTGTATTTGGAGGAAACCAACAAAGAAACGATGCAACGCCTCATTGCCTCTAAGTTGAAGGTCAATTATTTGGAGTTTAAAAACGATCCGCTTAAAGTAGCTACACGGGATCAAATTGAAGCAGCTTACAAAAGCATCGTAGATAATGACCAACTGGTGATGTTGGGACACTTTGGTTCGTTGCCGGTAAGTGAGCTCATGGCAAAGATCAAGCATATGCATCTGGTTGAGGGCTGTAAGTTCATTATCTTGGATCACCTGAGCTTGGTTATTTCTGGCAGTGCTGTTAAGGATGAGCGTAAAGAGTTGGATATGGTCATGACTGAGCTTGCCGCATTTTGTGCAGCGAACGAAGTTTGCATTATTGCAGTAAGTCACATTAACCGTAGCGCTGCTGAACAGTTCAAAGCTCCGAAGTTAAAAGAAGGGGAGGAACCTAAGCCGTATTGGGTACAAGTGACCAAAGAAATGATGCGCGGTTCCGCTGCATTGGAACAACTGAGCTTTATTATTATCGGACTAGAGCCTGAGATTCTTCCTGATCGCAGCCGAGGCCGAGTACGGCTGACTGCCTTGAAGAACCGTCCGTGGGGGTATCTCGGGGTCTGCGATGCTTTCAAAATCGACGACGAAAGTTGGGAAGTTCTGCTATGCGAGGACCAGTTTGAGGATGTAACGTTTTGAGCAAGTCGGTTGGTGGCTGGGGAGTTAATGACTCCTCAGAGCCTATTGGTAGTAGAAGCAGCGGGACGTTCAAGATAGTTTGTCCGTACTATGTCCGATGGGCTGCCATGATTAATAGGGCACATAACCCCGTATACCAAGAGGTGCAGAAAACTTACCAAGGTGTTGTAATTTGCGAGGAGTGGAGATTCTTCAGCAATTTCAAGGCTTGGATGGAACAACAAGATTGGGAAGATTATCAATTAGAGAAAGATATCCTCGGAGACGGAAAACTTTACAGCCCAGAGACATGCTGCTTTGTGCCTCAGAGGTTCAACGCACTCTTAACCCAAAGAGGAAACGCCCGTGGAGACTACCCTCTAGGTGTGCATTACAACAAGGCAAGAAAACCTTATAAAGCTACGTGTCATGACGGTACAGGCCACGTTTACCTAGGAAGATTCTGTTGCCCTTACGAAGCTCACAAGGCTTGGCAACAAAAGAAAATTAGCGTCATTAGACATAGCGTCAGAGATTGGATGGAATCTTCTAGGCCGCCACACAGGCAAGAGATACCAGAGGCTTTACTTTCTAAGGCTAGCAAGATAGAGTCTGACCTACTAACTGGAAAAGTCACAGAAAATTTCTAGGAGGCTTTTGCCTCCTAGGCTTACAGGAGGAAATATGCAACCTTGGGAAATTACGTGGGATATTGAAGCCACAAATCTGCTTAACAGCGAATCTATCGACTACACAGCAATCCCCTATAAACTAAAAGATTCTTTCAAAATCCATTGTATTGTGGTAGGGGTGGTTGTTGGTGGTAAGGAGTACATGTATGGCTTCCATGACGGCGAGAAGTATATTTTCGACGGACGGGAGCGTAAGGTTACAGTAGAAGGTAAAACTTATGTACTGCCAGCAGGATATGCACCTGTAGATTACATTCATAAACCCTTGAACGAGTTTCCCAAGTTTGTAGAAAAACTCCCGGAAGGCTCCAAGGTGATTGCACATAACCAGATTAACTACGACCTACTGGCTGTCAAGCTCTATTGGGGCATCCCCTACGAGGTGGAGCGAGATATGTCTATCGAAGCAGATTTAGGGGACGATTATTGGGCAGGCAAGAAAGTAGTGTTTGATGACACCCTTGTACGCTCAAAAACCCTAAACCCGGATCGTTATGGTGGACACTCCCTTGATAACCTTTCACAGAAGGGCGAAGCACAGAAAATTGAATTCCGCAAACATCTTCCTCAAGAGGAACGATTCAAACACTTTGGTCCAGATATGTTGTACTACAACATCTTTGACGTTAAAGCAAACAAAGGTGTAGCCAAACTCCTAGACGAAGAGATGAAGGCGTACAATTGGAATGAGAAGTGGAATAAAGCGATTAAGTTGGAGAAAGCTGTTGCTGAACTGATTACTCGTCAGGAGCACCGGGGCTTCAAGTTTGATATTGAACTGGCACAACGGAATCTGGATGAGCTAGATAAGATGATGGAAGAGCGTCGAGTAAAAATCGAGGCCATTCTTCCTCCGCGTCCAGCTACAAAGAAAGTACAGGGAGATTCCACACCCCCGAAAGGTCAGTTTAAGAAAAATGGGGATTACTCTGCTAATTTGCTGAAGTTTGCTGATAAAATGGGGGCAGTCATTGAGGATGGAAAGTTTCTCTATGGGGGGAAGGCTTACGATCTTCCACTACCCTTGGAGCCTCTGATTACAGAGATGAAATCTACGGTGAATGACACTACGCACATCAAGGATTGGCTCGTTTCATTGGGATGGACTCCTTCAGAATACAAAGAGAAAGACTTGACTGTTGATACCAAGAAAAATAAACTTTCTCCTGAAAAACTGAAGGCAGCAATTGAGCGGTACGTGGAGCAGACGGTAGACACGAGTTTCTGTAAGGATCGGTGTGAGCATTTGGGTATCCATGTCGGTCCTCGAATGACACAAGATTCTATTCGACAAAAGCTTTATGCTGAGTTGAACAAGCGCACAGACCGGAAGGGCGGCATCAAGGTGTTGACCAACCCGAGTTTCACGGTTGGTCAAGAGAAGGAAATTTGTCCCGACCTAGAGAGGTTGGCTAGTAGTTCCGAAGAGTTGCGTTGCATTACAGACATTACGGAATACTTAACTTATCGGCATCGGCGAAATAGTATTCTGGGTGGTGGTGCGGATTGGGAGGACGATGAAGAGCCTGAAAAGGGTTATCTTTCCGCTGTCAGGGAGGATGGGCGAATTCCAACCCCAGCGGATACTTGCGGAGCTGCAACTTCGCGCTTCAAGCATCGTTTGGTTACGAATATTCCACGGGTAACATCCCTTTTTGGGCATAATATGCGGGCTATGTTTGGGGTGGATGATACTTGTTACCAAATCGGCTACGACTTTGATTCCCTCGAAGCACGGGAAGAGGCAAACTTCTGTTGGCCATTTGAGAGCGGGGAGCGGGAATACTGCCAGTCGCTGTTGTTGGATAAGCCAAACGACGTGCATACAAAAATGGCACAAAAGATTTCGGCTATTATTGCGAGAGATTTTGCCCGTGGGCCTGCAAAGTCGGTAAAGTATGGTGCAACTTACGGGGCTCAAGGCCCAAAGATTGCTAAGACAATTGGTTGTGACGTAGAAACTGGTAACATGATTTTCGAAGCTTTCTGGCAGGCAGCAGCACCGTTGAAGAAGCTGAAAGATGCTCTGAATCTAGAGTGGGCTAAGTTTGATAAGAAAAAGATTATCGGTATTGATGGCCGTCTGGTCCCAACCCGTTCAGCCCATGCTATCCTGAACTCGAAGTTCCAGAGTTCTGGTGTTATCTGCGCGAAGCGAGCTATGGTGATCCATGATCGAAAACTAAAGGCTGCAGGATTGCTGGTAGACTTCTTTGCAGAAGATTGGACCAAGAAAGATTTTTGCCAACAACTCATTGCATACCATGACGAGGCGCAGCTTGAGGTGAACAAGGCTGCTGTCCAGTTTAAGCGTTTCCCTGAGAAGGAAGAAGCTCAAGCCTTTAAGGACGAGCGTTTTGAGCAATATGGAGAAATCTGGAGTGACATTAAGGATTCTCCAAAGGGGGGTATATATGTGGCTTATTGTAAGGGGGGTCAGATGGCTATTGAAGCAGTAAATGAGTCTGGCCGTGATTTTGGTATGGTGATTGACCTGACTGCCGGATATATGGTTGAGAAGTCATGGGCAGGGTGCCACTAATGTGAGGGTAATATGAATTAATGTTTTTCGTTAACAACATCACAGAAGATCATAAAAAGTCTTCTGGGATTTATGAGATAAGAAACAAACTTAATAATAAAGTCTACGTGGGCAAGACAGTCAATTTCAGTAGAAGATACACTGCTTACAAGGGAGGATTTAAGAAGCAGGACGTTAGAAAAATAAATCAACGTTTTCTGAATTCAATTAATAAGTATGGCCCAGAGAATTTCACATTTTCCGTTATTGAGGCGTGCCCTGTAGAACTCTTAGCTGAAAGAGAGCTGGCCTGGATGGAATATTTCGAATCAACCAATCCTGAAAAGGGTTACAACCTTAGAATGGACTCTTCCACAGGTATGGTCACACATCCCTCTACCAGCAAAAAGATATCTACGAGAATTAAGAAAGAGTACGATACCGGAGTTAGGAGCCGAGAGGCTATAAGTATCTGGGCCACGGCTTTATGGGAAGATGGGGACAAGAAAGAGCAGATGGCAAGGAGTGTTTCTAAAGCCAAGGCATCTTTCTTTATCCAGAGAACAATGGAAGGTGAGCCGATTGCTGTATGGTCAAACATAAATCAGATCATAGAACACAATCCGGGCTATAAGTGGCAGAATATCTATGCCGCCTGTAATGGAAACAAGGCAAGCTACATGAAGTCCAAATGGGAACGGACAGCTTCAGTCCATGCAGAGCTTCAGCACCTTTTGATTGAGTATGATTTCTCGATAATCAATAGGAAAGGAGAGGATGGATTCTTTGACCAAGCTGGCGCACCTAATAAGGCAGAATACACCTATCTGGTAGAGAGGGGTGGTAAAGTATACGAAATTTTGGGAGGTGCAATCCAAGATTTCTACTCAAACGTTTATTGTGCTTTCTACAGAAAGAAATCTGATGTTATTAGGTATGGAGAGTATACTATTACCAGAACACCCTTCATAGCGTCAGAATCTAAGTCAGTGGAGCACTATCGACAAGAGCTTGAGAGGTTGTTGGAAACTGTAGCTTCTATCAACGAAGCACTCCTCATAGATAAAATCAACTGGAATACGCCAACAAATATGGAATAATAGGTTCATTGAAACGAACAAAGGAGAAAAATAAATGAGTGAATACGTAAAGATTCGTCTATATGTTGGGACCGGCTTTGCTGGTTGTGACCATGAAGATATTTATGAGTACCCGCGAGAAGAATGGGAAGTAATGACCGAAGAACAGCAGGAAAAGACTCTAAGTCAACTTGCTACGGATTATTTGTGGAATACCATTGACTGTTCTGCTTGGGTAGAGGAAGAATGACTAAAATCTATTGCAAAGACAAAGAGGGTAACCTTCGTTGTGTAGAAGCAGGTACTCAAGATGCTTCTATCTATGAAGATGGGCAACAAAGCTTGCGCTCCCTCCTTCGTGATGTTAGTATCATCCCCAAGCAAAAGAGTTTCGTAGGTGTTGTACTGGATGGAGGATTGACAAGTTCTGAACAAGAGCCTGCTAAGCTCACGCAAGATGAGCGTGTTTACAATCTTCAAAACGCTGTGGTCTATTCAGGAAAACTGCTTGACTTCCTAGGAACGAAGGTGGATAATCTTGAAGAGTTGATTGATGAGTTTAACAATAAATTGCAGGAGGAATGTGATGACTCAATTTAAAGCAATGAAATTCCGGGTAGAATCTCCCGAGCATTCTGAGAAGACTCTGAATAAGCTGTTTGAAATGGGGTACGATTGGGAATGGAGCGTAGCTATCGAATGGCTACCTCCATACCATTTTATAAAATACCTCTACACCTATGAGTGCGGAAAAATTACTTGGGGTGAAATGGAAGAGGTGTTTCTCGATAAACCTCATCAAGAAATGCAACTTGTGGAAATCTACGATTTTGTCCCTGTTCCAAAGAGCACACCAGAGAAAGATGTTGTAGTGTTTGACGGAAAGGAGTATGATAAGGAACAATTCAAAGAGCTTCTGAAGGAAGCATTGGACAAACTTTAAGGAGAAAGACCGATGAAACCAACTGATAAGATCACGGTAGAGATTACCTTGGGCGAGCTTGCACGAATCTACGCCGTCATGGGTAATGTCACAGCCGCCGCAGATTGTACGCTGTGGGACAAGGCTATGGAATTGCTTGACCCTGAGGGTGAAGTATATGACGCCATCATTGATGCAAGAGATGATGGGCGGACGACTAGGACCTTGCACTACCACACCTATCGAGAGGAATGGCTAAATGCTCTTTTCAAGCAAGAAACCGAGCAAGAAAAGCGTATCCGGGAGCTGAAGGAAACTATCACTAAAGCTCAACAGCAAATTAAAGAACTGGAGAATTGCTGATGCCGAGTAAACATATCTCTTCCATCCATGGGGAAACAGAACAACACGTATCCTATCACTTTGACACTATCCAAGAAATGATGGAGTTTGAGCGTTTCCAACAAGAGAGTACGTTTGAGAAGTATCAACAAGATCAGGAAGTTGCACGAGAAGCTGTTTCTAACTTCATTTCCAAGCTCAAGTTTCCAATCAGTTATGAACTTCGTGACGATATTACCCCAGCAGACATTGACGCCCCCTCCACAAGAGGTCCCCGTCCATGGATCATTGATTGGAAGAAAGTGGAAGAAGATATTGGTCCTGAGTACAAGTGGTTTGCGGTAGATGAGGATGGGGAAAAGTGTGTATACTGGGCACCCCAAGCTTGATTGCGACGAAAAAGGAGGCTATTTCTATCCTGACGTTGATGATCGGGTGTACGGGATTAGTAGTGAATTCATCCTCCAAAAAGGTACTGTCCCTTGGAGTGAATCTCTTGTAAAGAAACCAGAGAAAAGCTAGGAATCTTTTCTTGACAATAGCGTAATTTTCCTGTATATTCCAATCTCTCATCTAAACAATGAAGGAGAAAATAAATGTCCAAAGAAGAATGGTTGCTGCAATGTTCTCTTCATCTTCAACGCTATGGTTGTGAAGAAGATGAAGCAGCGGAGCTAGCGGAAACCTTACTAGAAGAGACTTGCGAGGGTGATATTACCTATGACCCAGTTCAAATTGCTAACGAAGAAGTTTCATATTGGGATTAACTAGAGGAGAAACATATGACATTACTGAATACACCAAGAATGTCCAAGTCGGCTTTGGTGTATCCCTGCCAATGAGAGTATACACTGCTACGCTGAAGGAAGGTTGCCAGCGTGCTCTGTATAAGAAGCTCAAAAAGGCTTCTTGAAGTAAAGATGAGAGAAGCTTATAGAAAAGATACACTATCATCTCAAAAACGGTGAGCTTACAAGTTCACTATAAATGCTGGAGACTTGCAATTTAAAACGTCTCACTATATGTTAATTTAATAAGAGGTAAACAATATTATGGCGTTTGAAGTATACGGTGTTGACCAAAAAGAGAGCGGTTCCGAGAAGAAAGTTGATTTCGAGAAACTGAACGAATATGTAGTCTCCACGGCGCAACTGGAAAATCGGGAAACTCTGGTGGGAGTGGTGTCGATGATCGTAGATATCGGCACCCAAGAACAACCTGATGCGGAAGTAACTTTCGTAGGCGATGAAGAGGATGAGAAAAAAGCAATTGCGGAAAAACCTCAGACCTACTTTAAGGACGGGTTTGATCCCGAAACTAAGAAGCCTGTTCGTCTGAAATGCTGGCCGCAAAAGCCGATTCAGTCTGTTGCAGTTGCAGTGGACTTCCCCGACATTATTGTAGACAAGGGTCAGTTTTTTGGTGAATCTAAGCCTCTCCCGTTGCGTCTGTGGCTCGGTGGCCAGTTCTACATTCCTGATGTTGGAATGGTGATTGGTCGCCCTACTCCGCTAAAAGTTAATAAGAAACTTGGTGATTGGAGTCTTGACCAGAAGCATCTCTTCTACAAGATGGCGGTGGCATCCAAGCTAATTAAGCCCGGTGAAGTATTCAAGCCTCAGCAAATTGACCAACTTCTAGGCAAGGCTTATCAATTTGAGGCACAGGTTTTCTTTAAGGAGAATAAGGGTAAGAAATACTACACTGAATACATCAAGTTTGTCAGTGGCCTTGGACGTGGTCAAGTAGAGCCTGAACTTTTCGTCCAACCGATGATGATTCAGTTTAACAAGGAGAACGATCCCTCAGCAATTAAAGACCTACGTAATCATGTAGTGAGCACTTTGAAGCGCGCCGTGAATTATCAAGGTTCTGCTATTCAGAAGCAGATTGAAGCTGTCCGGGGCACTAAGGAGAATTCTTCCCAAGAGCCTGTGAAGGAAGAAAAGAAGGAATCTCAAGCCCCTGTAGAACCGAAGGAAGATAAGACTATTCAACAAGCTAGCACTCAATTGGAGCAGTCTGATATTGATGACTCAGACGATCTTCCGTTCTGATCTAGCACACTAGGAGGACTTCGGTCCTCCTTCTTTAAAGGAGTGAATAATGCCTAAAGTAGTCTTTTATAAGGACAATGACAACGAAATGCTTAGGATTGAGGTAGATGGTAAGCATTTTATTGAAGGTGATTTCTGGGATTTTGACTTTGCTAATGACTGTGAAGAACTTCTACAAATGTTGGGTATAGAAGTTGAACTTAAAAATTATATTTATGGTGAATAAAGGAGAAATTTAATGAGTAAGCAACAAGAACTGTTTGATAAGTTTGCAAACCTGTTCCGTGAAGTTATCACTCTGGAGCAAGACCTAGATCAACTGGTTGAAGACAATATCTATTCTGGTGACAATCTGGAAGGCATTGATAAGAAGGAAGTGAAGGAAATCCGAAAGATTGCTGAACTGTATGCTCGGGATTCCGCTTCCAAGATTGAAGATGATATCCAGAAGAAGAAAGAGCTGCTGGATAAGTACAACGACTTTGTCTAATTAGAAATTAGGGGAGCTACGGCTCCTCTTTCTTTAGGAGGAAACATGGGTATTGATATTTCAAATAGTCTTCTTGTAGGGGCTTCTTACGAAGAATTGGAGGACTTCATTCAAAGTAAAATGGGATCAGGCGAGTTTGATGAGGAGTGGGAGGTGCTGGACGAATACTTTGAGCGTGCCAGCCCTTGGTACGATGCTGGCTCAGATGAATGTTTCTACGGTTTTCGAGTAGAGAATTTTAAACCTGTTACTAACGAATGGTTTACTGATTTAGTGAAGCTGTCTAAGGAGTTTGAAGACCTTACAGGCGTTAAACCACGCCTTCGTGGTGGTGCAGATGTTTGGTGAGGAGAAAGAATGATTCTAGTAGGACACGTAGACTTGGATGCACATAAGTATAGTTGTGCGTCTGTAGGAGAAACACGATCAATTGTAGCCATCCACAAAGAAAGTGGTCGGGAAAAAGCTTTCAAGACTCGTACTGAATTCTGGGGCCATCATAAAAAGAAGGCCGGGGGCTGGCTTGCGGAGGTTAATAAACAACGTCTGGAGAAAGGGCAAGAGCCTTTCAAACCAGAAGACTTTGAAATCCAAGACAAACAAGAAATCAAAGAACCTCTAGCCAATATCCTCCATACATGCAAACTTTCTGTTGAATCTGCTGTAAAAGCTTCCGGCGCGAATAAGGCAGTGTATTACATTGGTAAAGGTGAAAGTTTCCGGGTAGGCAAGAGCACCTTACTTGAGTATAAGGGTAATCGTACTGGAATGCTCAAGCCTCTACTTCTAGACGAAGTTAGTGAATACCTGACCCGTAAATTTGGGGCTGAAGTGATTACTGGCTTGGAAGTGGACGATGTTGTGAATATGAATGCCTACCGAAAGAAAGGACACTTCCAGCTTATTCTAGATAAGGATGGGTATGGGGCTGGGGCAGATATGTTCAACTTCCAGAAGCCAGAAGAAGGGATTGTTAAGACAGATTGCTTCGGTAAGCTCTTCATTGATACAAGTGGTAAAAATGCCAAAGTGCGGGGTTATGGGCGGATGTTTAAGCTATGGCAATGCTGTAGTGGAGATGATTCCGATAATTATTTCGCCAATTGCAAGTCTGATATTGCATGGGCAGATATGTCCGCTTACAACGCTCTCGTCAATTGTCAAAACGACAAAGAGTTGTTTGAGGCTGCAATTGGGGTGTTTAAGCATCTCTACCCTGAACCAAAAGTTGTAACTGGTTGGCGAGGAGATGAAATTCTCATTGACTGGAAGTATGTTATGCAAGAGTGCTTTACTCTGTGTCACATGCTGCGCTGGGAAGGGGATGAAGTACATCTGCCCGATGTATTTGATAGGTTGAAGATTGCCTATGAATAAGACACCTTGGGGACCAAACACACCTTGGAAGAACTCTGTTGCATTCTATACATACCTGAGAGGCTGTCTAAGGTCTGCTTGGTCACGCAACCCAATCAAACACAACTTAATTAAGAAGCAACGTAGGCAGATTCCTAACCCCAACAAGAATGGAAAGAAGGCTACAGTGTGGGGTGCTGACTGTGCTATGTGCGATGGAGAGTTTCCAATCTCCCAGATTCAAGTTGACCACATCAACCCTGCTGGGAGCTTACAGTGCAAGGAAGACATTCCGGGATTTGTTGAACGACTCTTGTTTGTGACAGAGGATGACTTGCGGCTCGTTTGTAAGGGGTGCAACAGTGCGTTGGCATATGCTGACAAACACGGTATTCCTTATGAAGAAGCCCTACTCCTGAAGCAAGTAATCCAAATGGAAAAAGACAAGACTCTCAAGAAATTCCTTGACGATCATGAGGTTACGTGCAAAGCTACACAACGTAGAGAGAAAGCTCTAGAGATAATGAGAAAGGAGGGAAGGAATGAAGATTAAAGAATATCTAGATACATTGACAGTGGATCAGTTACGCACAGTATGTCGCATTGCAGAGGGAAAGATCAAAGCTGCTGAGGGATGTAAGCGAAAGGTTATTTGGTATGTGGAGGAAGGGGGATTTATTCTAGAGTCTTTCAGAGAGGAAGATTATGAGAAAGCTCTCCAATATTTGAAGAAGGCATTGGACGGAGAGGACATTATCCGTAACATGCAAGAGACCATTAAAGCAGGTGAGCGTCTCGGCTACTTAGAGCTACCGAAGATTGTCCCTTCTTTTGAAAATGAAGTGGAGTATGAGGAATGGTTTAAATGAGTGGAATCACGCACACTGATTATATGAGCCTTGTTGAGCGGATTGAGAAGCTAGAGAATGATCTTCGTTGGATTACTGGGGATATTCTGGTGAAAGAGTCTCAAGAGATGGGATTCTATGAGGGGATTAATATTAATCCCCCTCCAAAGGGTAGTGGGCGTCCTAGAGTTCCTCCCGCTGCTCCACCTAAACCCAACCGTTGTACTTGCTGTGGAGGGTGTAATAAATGATTAGTGAAGATAATTTCTTCTTTTGGTACGGAGCAAGTAAGAGTGTAGAGTTGTTCTGCTACCTTTTTGTTCTGTGGAATCAAATCGGCATCTGAGATGCCTATATTTAAGGAGAGTGGTTTTGAGTAAAAAGATTCTAGTTGTGGCAGATACACAATGTAAGCCCGGTGAAGATTTGTCCTACATGTCAGCTATAGGGAACTACATTGTTAATAAACGCCCGAACGTTGTCGTGCATATAGGAGACAATTTTGACTTCCCATCATTGAGTATTTATGATAAGGGTAAAGCTTCCTTTGAAGGTCGTCGCCTGAAGGCGGACATTGATGCTGGTAATAAGGGTCTTGACCTTCTGTTGGCGCCCCTGCGCGAGTTGCAAGAACGTCAACGTCAGTCGAAGAAGAAAGTGTATAATCCTCGCCTAGTATTTTGTACGGGAAACCACGAGGAGCGCTTCGACCGGCTGGCAAGTAATATGCCAGAGCTTCAAGGCTTTGTAGGAATGGAAACTCTCGGTCTTGAAAATCAAGGTTGGGAAGTCATTCCATTCCTGCAACCTGTTGAAATCGAAGGTATTTTCTTTGTACACTATCTGGCTAACCCATTCACAGGTAAACCTTATGGTGGTACTGCAATGAATCAACTCAAAACTGTAGGTCGGAGCTTTGTATGCGGGCATAAACAAACTCTTGACGTGGCTATTCGCCCAAGTATTGACGGTAAAATGCAGATTGGTATTATCAACGGGGCTTGTTATCCTTTTGATGAGGACTACAAAGGGTTCCAAGGTAATAATCATTTCCGGGGCGTCACTATGCTCCATGATGTTAAAGATGGGTTTGGTTGTCCTATGTTTGTTTCTCTAGAGTTTTTGATGGAGAAGTATGGAAAAGTATTTTAATCCTGTTATTCCCACTAGAGAGTTTATGGAATGTTATGCCGAGGGAATATTCCCACCAATGCCTTTTGGGCAGCATGTCCAGTGGGCAGAGGACTATCTGCAAACAGGGAGGGTTGTAACGAAATCACCGGGCGACTCCAGCGATCCTACTTGGATTCGTAATCTGAAGGTGGCTTCAAAAGCGTACCTAGAAGATACAAAAGGTTGACACAGCACACGGAACGTGCTAATCTTCTCACCAACACGTAAATAAATAGGAGGAACTATGGAAGAGTTTTATAAAACACTCAAAGTGGGGGATATTGTCAAGGTGGAAGGGGAGCAGTGGGGGATTCAATACGATGCTGTTGTCGAGGTTACCGGACTATACGGTGGACTGGATTGCGGTTTTGATTACAAACGAGTATCCGGTAACCCCGAGAGAGAGCTGGGGATAATCGGTAGTTGTCACTTGAAAGGCGGTGATCTAATTGTTTTTCCGGTAGAAAACAAAGAGAATACTCCTGCACAAGACGTTGTTAATTCCCCCAACCATTATATTCTCTTCAAAGATATTGAAGTGAAAGATGTAGTGAAAGAAGTTCTTCGTCGTTGGCAAGATGAGAGCAATACTGATATGAGCTTTAATCAGGCTGGGATGATGAAGGAAGCTCTGCAATATCTTCTTCGTGCTCCTAAGAAGAACAAGAAAGAGGATGTCGAAAAGGCTGTATACTACCTGAAGGCTATTTTGGAGGAATGGGATGAGTAAAGTCTATTTCGGGGAGGCTGGCTATGTCCAGCTTCTCAAGGATGTTCTAGAGAATGGAGTAGAGATTCCAGATCGTACAGGTATTGGTTGTCGAGCAATCTTTGATGCAAAAGTGGTGTATGATAAGCTCGAAAACGGAGAGACGGATTTTGCCCTCTCATCTCTTCGTTCTTGTCCTCCACGCTTCAGCTTCGAAGAAATGTGGATGTTCCTCCGACGAGAAACCAACACTAAAACTCTTGAAGAGAAAGGAATTTACTTTTGGAAGGGAAATACAAGCCGTGAGTTTCTGAATAAGCGGGACCTTCGCCATCTGCCGGAGGGCGATCTTGGCAGGGCATACAGTGAACAGTGGCGAGATTTTGGTGGCTACTACGACTTCTACTCTCTGGGTGTAGATCAGCTCCTAAAACTGATTGATACCTTGGGTTCTGACCGCTATTCTCGTCGAATGGTGGTGAGCCTGTGGAACCCAGCAGAGGAAGACTTGATGCCTCTAACTCCGTGCTGGTGGGCAAGTGAATATGTCGTCCTTCCGAATAAAGAGGGGAAAGATGTTCTTCACGTAAAGCTGATTAACCGTTCTTTGGATGTTCTGTTTGGTTTCCCGTTCGCTGTACAACAATACCGTTTGTTCCAGCTTGCGTTGTGTAAGATGTTCGGGTTTGAAATGGGCACGCTCAGTGCAGACCTCTCCCACGTTCACCTGTACAACAACCAGCTAGAATATGCTCAGGAAACTGTACAACGTGAATTTGGTGAGCAGGGTAAAGTGCTGATTAACAAGGAAATTTCTTCTCTGGGGGACTTGCTTTCACTTCAGTGGGAGGATATCATTGTCACAGATTTGGAGATCAACAAGACTCCGTTTAGAACACCTAAGCCTAGTATGGCTATTTGATAAACACAGGGGGGGTGCTATGAGGTATTGCTATGAAATCGGCTGCATGGTGACGGATGTAGGTGATTTTGTTGGACAGACAATCCAATCTGTAGAGGGTCTGGTAAAGGACAGTACGCAGATTACGTTCATTACTGACGCAGGTGTAAAGTATGCAATGTTTCACGAACAAGATTGCTGTGAGGCTGTCTGGTTAGAAGACATTGACGGGGACGCCTCAGACTTAATTGGTGCAAAGGTGCTATCCTTTGAAGAATCTAGTAAAGAAAATCCTGATGCCTCGGAATCTGGCACTTGGACTTTCTATACAATTATTACGGACAAGGGACGTGTGTGGTTACGCTGGAATGGAGAGTCTAATGGTTTCTATTCAGAGTCTGTCAGCTTCTACAAGGTTCTACATGAGGGGCGTTTATGATTAGCGCAATTGTAGCTGTAAGCCCTGATTGGGAAATTGGTTGTGGAGATGAGTTACTGTATCGTAACTCTTTTGATATGGGGTTCTTCTGCGGTCTGACACAGGGTCGTGCTTTAGTCGCGGGGAAGCGTACTGCTGATCTTATCCCAAGTCTTCCTAATAGGACTCTGTGGACACTGGGTAAACCAGCTTGGGAATTGCTAAGTTGTGATGCCGAAGACGTAGAAGAACTCGTGCGGAAGTTGTTCGGAAACGTCGTTGTAATTGGTGGAGGTAAGACGTATAAACTATTTGCCCCTTATGTAGATCAAATCTACGTCACACACTTCTTCAATCCTCCAGAGAAACAAGCAGACGTGTTCTTCCCAATCGAAGACTATCCATGGATTGTTCCTGAGAACGGGGTTAAGATTGTAAGTAATAAAGAATTTGAAATTGTATTGTATAGACGCCAAGGAGAAACATGAAACACCTGATTCAACAAGCAAAACAAGTAATTGAGTTCAATCGTAAAGCAGGGAACGTCCTACACCCTGCCTACACCCTAGACTTTGATCGGAGCATTATCTCTCAGGCTGCTCTCATTAAAGAAGAGGGCCTTGAAGTGGAAGAAGCAGCACATGAGGGAGATTATAACCACCTGCTTAAAGAATTCTGTGATGTGTTCGTTGTTCTGATGGAGGGGATTCACCGACTTGAAGTTGCAGGCTTTGATTTTGAAGGTGCTATGCAAGCGGTGAATGACAACAATTTCCTCAAGATTTACAGTAGTTATGCAGAAGCTGTAGAAGTGAAGGAGGCATTGGAAGAACGAGACGATAAGGAATATTTCATCAATACCAATTATCATAATGGCGTTCCTTTTTACGTTGTGGTAAACTCTGCTGGTAAGATCATGAAGCGGATTGGACATCCTTCGGTCGATCTTAGTGAATACATTCCTAAGTAATCGGAGAATACTAATGGCAGAGCCTAATAAATATCAGATTGTGAAGATGAAGATGGAGTGGATGGAATCCCTCTTTCCCCACGACGGAGATTTTGTAGAGCTTCAAGGGAATGTTTGGTGTGCTGATGTATTCCCTGATTATACAGAGCACTCTTATGTTCTACGAGAAGCAACAGAGCGAGAGAAAGAGGTGTGGAAGGCATTTAACACCCTTGCAGATTTTTATTTTAAGAGGTAAGGAGAAGAGGATATGAGTAAGAAACTTGTAATTGTATCGGCGGCGTGGTGTGCCAACTGCGGTCCACTAAAGAAGAAGCTAGAAGATGCAGGGATTGAGTTTGAAACTGTAGATGCTGATGAGAATATGGAATTCTGCCGAAACTACGGGGTTCGTGGACTACCCACCACTCTGTTCTTTGAGAATGACGCGCTAGTGAAGAGCCTTGTTGGCAACTGCGCTCTAAAAGAATATGAAGGCTGGAGTAATTAAAATGGTGCCAATTCAACGTAGTTTTCATATCCTGATGCGATATGAACCATTTAAGAAAGCTGTAGAAGAAGACAATCAACAAGAGTTTAAGAATATTCTTTGGCAAGCTGGTGTAGATATTGAACTTCCTTACGAAGTTATCAGTTGTGAGCATCGAGTTTACCCAGATAGTGATAATCCTCTACGATTTAATGGTCCATGTATTTTCGCTACAGAGCGTGGAGATAAGGAATGGTTGAAGTGTGGTGTTGCTAGCTGGAATGCTATTGTGGAGAGCTGCGACAGTGGTCTACGAGCTGACCTCAAGATTATGGGGCGTGAAGGCAGTTCTGATCGGGCTTTTGATAAATACGATTCAAAGAATTATTGAGACAGAGGAGGGTTAAGTGGCTCTGAAGTATGTAGTAAAGAATGACGGCAGTACTCAAGATTTCTGCCCAGACAAGCTGAATAAATGGGCACAGTATGCAACTAAGACTGGGGGTAGTTGGTCAGAGATTGCTCTGGCCACATACAAGCGACTCCCAGAGACAGCGAAAACTTCTGACATCCACCAGACAATGATTAATGTCTGTCTAGATAAGGAAGATATTAACTTCTCTCGGATTGCAGCACGGCTGATGGTCGCTACGATTCGTAAGGGCATGGAGCGACAGGTTGGTGTTACAGATCGCCACTCTTTTAAAGAAATCTACGATGCCCTGATCTCTAAAAATGTATGGGATTCTGAAACTCTTCCGACTTACAACCCTTTGTGGGAAAGCTGGTATCAAGAGATTTATAACGAGCAGCTTGAGTATTGGCAGATTGCCCAATGGTACGACAAGTACGCCTTGAAGGTGAACGATGTTGTTGTAGAGACCCCCCACATTGGTTGCCTCGGGATGGCTCTTGCATTACACGGTGATACACAACTAGCTTTTGATCTGGCGAAGTCTTTGGTTAAAGGTCAGTACAACCTTCCGACTCCAGCACTGAACGGGATGCGTAATGGCGATTTCAACACCATCTCATGTTGCGTGATTACTGGCGGCGACAGCATGGAGAGTATCGGCGTTGCCCAGCACATCGCCTACACCATGACAGCAAAGAAAGCTGGTATTGGTTTGGAGATGGATACTCGGTCGAAGGGTGCGGATGTTAAAGCTGGTAAAGTGAAGCACCTTGGTAAGCATCCAATCTTCTCTGCTGTTGATAAGCTTGTGAAGGAAATGACTCAGATTACTCGTGGTGGCTCTGCAACTGTTACGTACAAGTGCATTGACCCAGAAGTGGAGAGCATGATCCTTTGGAAAACTCAGCGAGTAGATATCGAAACTCGATTGGATAAGTTGGATTTCAGCTTCGCATACAATGATGCTTTCCTACAGGCTGTAGTAAGTGATGGTGATTGGTATCTGTTCGACTTGAAGGATGCTCCTGAAGTACACAGTGCTTTCTATGTAGAAGATGCAGATCAATACAAATCTATTGCTGAGAAAGCTGTTAATGCAGGAGTGAAGCATAAAGCAGTAAAGGCTCGGGAGATTTTGAAACTCTTCCTCACCGCTCGAAATGAGACTGGTCGGGTGTATAGTATCAACGTAACTCGTGCAAACAAGCACACTCCGTTTGAAGATGTGGTACGACTCTCTAATCTGTGAAATTTGACGCAGCGTCACATAGTAATGTGTGAATGAAAATCATGTGAACTCAGGGAAAGCTAAGGGACAGATTGTTCTATGCCAATCCTGATCCAAGCCTCTAACGAGGAAGGAGCAGAGACTATCCCGCAAGGGAGTAGGTTGTAAGCACAACCGAAGCGCATGACGCCCTTTACAGGGTGATGATATAGTCCGACACTCAGGGAAACCTGAGAGAAGCCTAGCGAACTTCATAACAGTAAAGGTCAAGAGATTTGTCTACCAACCAAACCATATGTTGATATGCGAGATTTGTACTCAGAGGAGTCTGTAGGGGAGACAGCTTTCTGTGTTCTCTCTGCAATCAATGTAGCGAAGGTTTCCAAGGAAGAATATGAGCATGTTGCAGAAGTAGCTGTACGCACCGTGGATGCTTTGATTGATAAAGCGCCTATGATGGCGGTATCCATGGAGCAATCAATTCGGAAGCGCCGTAGTGTGGGTGTAGGTATTACTGGACTAGCCTCATCCTTGTACAAACAGTGGATGGATTACGATGGTAAAGAGTCTTCTCTGTCCTACACGTCAGAGTTGGCTGAGATGCACTACTACTATCTACTGAAAGCTTCTCAAAAGATGTCTGAGGAATCTGGAGAGTTTGCAGTGGGTGTGGATTTCAACTGGCTTCCAGTAGACACAGCAGTAAACGAATACATCCCCAAGATGGATTGGGAAGCTCTGCGAGGTAAGCAGCGTAAACACAGCGTGCTTGTTGCTCACATGCCTACGGAGTCTAGTGCTATTTTCAGTGGTAGTTCTAATGGCCTGTACCCAATCCGAGAGAAAGTGATTAATAAGAAGTCCCGCAAGGGGGTGGTACAGTACATTTGCAACGAATGGATGAGTAATAAGTATGCGTGGGATGTTGACAACATCACACTGAGCCGCTACTATGGCCGTATTCAGGACTTCACGGACCAAGGTATTAGTGCAGACTACTACTTTGACCCAAGTAAGTACCCGGACGAGAAGAAGCCTCTGAGCGAGCTGATGCGGGAATGGGTGGCACAAGCCAAGCTTGGTAACAAGACCCAATACTACGTTAACACCCGAGATTTCAATGGTGGCGGCATTCAAGACCAAGGAATTGATTGCGAATCCTGTAAGCTCTAAGATACACAAGGGAGGCCCGTCCTCCCCTTTTAAAGATTTAAGGAGAAGTAATGACTGTTTTTAATAGTAAAAATCGCGGGTATGTGGAATCAAAGTACCCCCTCTTTCTTGGGCAGCAGCTTGGCCTGGTGGACACTATCCGTGTAAACTACCCTGAGTTGGAGGAGTTGTACCAAAAGCAAGTGAGTCAGATTTGGAACGAGACTGAAGTAAGTCTTGTGCAAGATAAACAAGATATGCTAGTCACATCAAAAGATACTGTCGATCTGATGGTTAAGACAATCTCTTGGCAACACCTTGCGGACTCGGTAGCCTCTCGTTCTATCTCTGGTTTATTGCTACCTCATATCACCAACCCCGAACTGGAAATGCTGGTGAACGTGTGGAGTTTCTTTGAAACCATCCATGCCCGCACCTACTCTCATATCGTTAAGCAGACGTTCATTGATCCTGTGGCTGCACTTGATGAAACTTACTGCAGCACAGAAACCCTGATCCGCAGTGAGAATATTGTAGCAGCATTTGATCGCTTGCAAAACATTCCAAAGGATGCCCCTGACGGAGAGAAGCGACAAGCTATTGTCCTTGCATTCTCTGCGTTGTTTGCCCTGGAAGCTATTGCATTCATGAGCAGTTTTGCTGTGACGTTTGGTATTGCCGAGACTGGCGTGTTCCAAGGGATCGGTCAACTCGTTACGCTTATCTGCCGCGATGAGCTTCTACACACTCGCATGGACTACGCAATCCTGAAGATTCTGAAGAATGATCCTCAGTGGAAGCAGACTATTGCAGAGATGAGTGGCGAGATTAAAGATGTGCTGGATGCTGTAGTTAAGCAGGAGCTTGAATGGGCAGACTACTTGTTCAGTGAGGGTCGTCAGGTTGTAGGTTTGACCGCTGAGCTATTGAAGGAATACACCCTCTATATGTCCAAGCCTGTGTATGACTCAATGGGTATTTCATTCGACTTTGAAGTGATTAAGGAGAACCCTTGTCCTTACATGGAAAAGTACATTGACAGCTCCAAGGTGCAGGTAGCGGCTCAGGAGCTGCAACTGACAGCCTATAAGATCGGGGCTATCAAGGATGACTCCGAGAACATTGACCTAGACTTTGACCTGTAAGGAGAAAGGATGTACGTTGTATACGGTAAACCAAACTGCGCTTTCTGTGAGCAAGCCAAGATGCTATTGACTGCAAAAGGGCAAGACTTCACTTATGTGGATGTGTCTCAGGATGTAGAAGCAATGTCTAGGCTTCAAGAGATCGGTGCTCGTACAGTACCTCAGATATTCTTTGACGGCGAACTGATCGGCGGTTTCACCCATCTTCGTAATAAACTGGTCCAATGAGGCTTGACACGGCAATAAAATCCTGAGACACTAAGCCCATGCTTCTTCGGAGGTGTGGGCTTTTCTTTTAATAGGAGGAAATTATAAATGGCACTGAAATATTACCGTAAACAGGCTGCGTGGAATTACTGGTCCAACTCTCGTTTCTCCAAATGGCTCCGCACCAAAGCGGGACTTGATAATCCCACAGCTCTTAGCTTTGAAGGTTGGGACGAGTATGAGAAGGATTGCAAACAGAGAGCACCCTTCACCTATTGGCTCACTGACACTGCGTTTGACAAACTACAAAATGTCGTGTACTTTATCCCTAACCTGTTCTACTCTGTAGGCGTGTTCTATAAGAACTGGAAGTGTAATTCCCACGTACTCAGTGGAAACCTCCCTGTAGGGGAGTGGTGTGATCTGAGTAATCGAATTCCGGTGTGCCTTTTCACTTCTCTAGAGCGCTTCATTGAGGATGAGAAGGGACTCGATACGCTTGCTTGGGAGCTGAGTGATGATCTGAAGGAAGACTGTCTCTGGCAACACGAGGCTGCTCTGGAACAGAAGGCGATCTACGAGTGGTGGAAGGTTAATAAAGATCGAGACACTTTCGTTGACAGTGGTCTACAAGACTACTATTATAGTAAGATTGAGAAGGGTGAGAACCTGTTTAGTCATATAGGCGATCCTGAGTGGAAAGAACTCAGCGCGAAGCAGAGTCAAATGGAAAAGCAATTCAAAACCGAAGAGGAAGATATGCTGATCCGTCTCATTAAAATTCGTAACACATTATGGAGTTAAGAGGAGAATAAATATGTGGGCGCTAATTCTGGCAATCTATGTGAGTGATACCTCCGTAGCAGTATCCTCCCAAACCATCCAAGGCTTTTCATCTCAGCAGGACTGTGAAGTTGCTGGCAAGCGTGTACTAGACTTGTCACGAGGGCACAGGAGAGCTAACGTGATTTATACGTGCGTGCAGGTGAAATGAGTTGTTGACCAGAGGCAGAGGACTTGATATCATCTCATCACACAAACACAGAGGACTCGATAATGTCTCTTAAAGCTCAAAAGATGGTCTGTTTCATCTTGTACATGGGACTATTGCTTGCAGCTCATCAGGCTGCCACAATGCTTCACAACACCATTTAAGGAGAAATTGTGATGAACAAAGAACAAACCCTGAAAGCTATTGAAGTGATGCAGGCTTACGTAGATGGGAAGAAGATTCAGGTGACGCCACCTCGGAATCAACTACTCATAGGGATTGCTGCTGAACAGTGGATAGACATCGATAACCCATCTTGGGAGTGGCGGCTCGTGGATTACCGTGTAAAACCTGTATCCAAACCTTCTATCATTTGGGACCATGTACATCCCGATTATAAATACCTGTTTACGGAATCTAATGGCAGCTCCTACCTCGTAGCGTCAGAGCCGACACTAAGTAGTGCATACTGGCTCATTGATGCTGAGGACGAGTATTACGTGAAAGCGGAAGGTTTCGCATCTTTCATCCCCGGAGATTGCGATTGGAAAGAATCGCTTGTACAACGCCCTGAAAGCGTGTAAACTTATAGCAACATTAATAAGACAGGAGAAACAACATGGAACTTGATATTCGCACCAATCAAGCAGAAGAAATCACTGTTCTTCGTTTTGCAGACGATGGCGGTAATTACCATACAGCGAGTGGTATTCTGCGCCTCGGTGATTGGAGTGTTGCGGTGATTGATATCGAAGCGGAGCGTGATCTCCGAATCTTTTCAGAAGGACATGCCCTAAATCTAATCAAAGCTCTGAACAAGGCGATTGAGCTTGGTTGGTTTAAGGAGTAGAATAAATGAAGTTGGGATTTCTTAGCACACTCACACTGATTTTCATCACACTGAAGCTCACAAACGTCATTGCGTGGAGTTGGTGGTGGGTTCTTGGTCTTCTGTGGATTGTTACAGTAGCACTTGTGTTTCTCTGGTGCGTTATGATCTTTCTCAGAGTGGTTATTGCTGTTCGTTAATTAAAGGAGAAATAGTCCTAGAACGTTAAAATCAAAGCCCCGAATGTGTGAAAAGAGGAAAATTCTTCTTGACATGCTCCGGGGCTTTGTCGTATCTTATACACATCAAAACAAACAGTGGAGGGCTTGGTATGTCAGAAAAGTTTCAGAATTGGAAAGAAAAAGGAATGGTTTACAACCGCCTCAATGTAATCAGAAAACACAAAGAACTTATGGAAATCCTCAATCAAGATGCGCTAGACTTAGAGGACATCCGCCACGTTTTAAAGGTTTTGGTCTTGGAAGTAATCCCTGTCTCCGAACTCGAACTAAAGGTTTATGACGAGTGTTAGGCTGGAACAAAGACCCTCATTACAAAAACATCTACTATTGCCTAGACTCTATTGTAAAAGCACCGACACAACGTACATTGGCGTGGTATCAAGGAATGTTGCAAGGGTATCTTATAGGGAAGGGTGTACCAATCTTAGAAGAAATTCGTGTAAGGCAACTGATGACCGTTTTGGCGGGCAAGAGAATGTTCCAGCTTGAGAGGAGTGGAGAGTGTGAAACATCTTGACTATTGCTTGCAAAAAGCCAGAGAAATCCCATACGTTAGACACCAACAACGACACTACGCTATTGTAGTGGATAAGCGAGGGAAGATTGTATCTGAGGGGTTTAACTCGTATTCTTGTACTCATCCGACCATGAAGAACCTGAGTCAAAAGTTAGGAGTTGATGGGAAAGAGTACAGACATGCAGAATTCCACGCTGTCCTAAAAGATAAGAGGAATCGAGGGCATTCTTTGTATGTGGCTAGAGTTGGAGCTAATGGTAAGCCAATGCCGTCTAGTCCATGCTTGGTTTGCTACTCGTTGATTAAGTCAAAGAAGAACATTAAGCAAATCTACTGGACCTGAGACGCTTAGGACTTGATGTCTTTGCTATAAACTCCCCCAAATGGCTAAAGTGTACTTGGACTCGATAAGTGCTTTTGCCATGCTGAACAGCTTGCTTTGGTGAGAGCTAGAGGGAAAGGTTGTAAATTGTTTGTGGTTAGGGTTGACAGCAGTAAGGAAATGATGAAGAATACCATTTCAACAACAAATTAAGGAGACATTTTAAATGGCAAAGCTTGTAGAGATTTTTAATAGAGGAGATTATGAGTAGAAGGAAAACAAAATTGGTACACGGAGTAGGCATTAATGATGCAGATTATATTGTAGCAACTAGGCGAAAAGATGGCTATACATATACGTGTCCCATATATGGAACGTGGGTACGTATGCTGGGCAGATGTTTCTATCCGAAGCAAAAGGAACAAAACCCGTGTTATTTAAATACACATCTGTACGATGACTGGTATAGATTTTCCACATTTAAGGAATGGGTTGAGGGTCAAACATACCTAGATTTGTCAGGCAAGAAGTTGAACCTAGATAAAGACTTACTTGTACAAGGGAACCAAGAATACTCCCCAGACAAATGTGTATTTGTTCCTGCGAGAATTAATACCCTCTTATTAACGAACGGGCGATCTAGAGGGGAGCAACCGATAGGCGTGTATTTACATACCGATAAGAAGTCTAAGCCGTTCAGAGCATCTGTTAACGATAATTTCGACGGAAGGATTCGTAGTAGTTATTTCGATACAGCCCAAGAAGCCCACGCGTGGTGGCAGAAAGAGAAAGCTAACATAATCCGAGAAGCTATAGACTTATGGAAGGTTGATCCTGTCCACAAAAATAGCTATAAGGATGACGTGGTCGACGCTATCCTGTCTAGGGCAAGTTTGTTAGATCATCACAGAGCTGAAGGAATTGAGACAAAGTATTTATAAGGACTCGTCGAACCCTCTAAATAATTAAGACTCGACGGGTTTTCAAAATCCCAAGGACTCGATATACTTGCTAGAACCGGATCGAAATTATTTAGGACTTGATGCGGAAAATATTCTACACAAATTTGCAGATTTCCGAAGAAATTCTAACGCTTCTTGTGCCAGTCTCCGAGCTTCGTGCCTGTTGGCTGGCTTTCTTTTGTCCGCTGTTCATGGTGCGGTACGATGCCTGCCTGCAAAAGAATTTGCAATTTTCACTTGACAGCCTCCTAAGATTTGTGTTATTCGCGCACGCGCGTTCCTTTATCTACCCATCTCCCAGAGATTCCCTAGAAAAGAAAATCTCTTTTTCTTTGAAAAATGCTTGACATGTAAGAGCGCCGGCCTTAATATCCACCTCAACGAAAACAAACAGATTCAGGAAGCTTTAAAGATGGAAATGTCACGCGAACATTACAACCAGCTCAAAGAAAATTTTGTCAATACTCGCCACTTAATGAGTGCGGAAGATTGTGAGACGATGAGGGTAAAGTTAAACGCCATCCAAAAGGAATTAGCGTTTAAAGACACTGCACAAGCGTGGAAAGATGGAAAAACTATAAATTGCATGGAATTCCTCCGCCTCTGTGATACTCTTGAGGTTAAGATGAGTGCCGTTGTGCGGAAATGGGTCGCCTCGGATATCATCGAAGTAGGTCACAACTCTTATTCTTGTGTTGGGCGGCTACACAAAACAAAAGAGAAAACCCTTTTGTCGCTGTGCATTGCACTAACATTAAAGGTTTAAAGATGACCGCCGTTCTTTTCTCTGATGTTGACAAAGAAAACGAAGACTGTAGAATGGACGCCAACAAGGAACAAAATCGAGGCTCTAATAATGCTGATTTTCTCGACTACTGACTATCGTCTAGCTTTTCAGGTGCATTACGTTAAGGCCGTGCGTGAAGGCATCAAGTGTAAACTTTCCCGCATTAATGGCGAGTGGCAAGTGGTGGCTGTATGAAAAAGATGCTTGCATTGGTGGCTTTGTCTGTAGGATTTTCGATTGCAAATGCAACACCGGGAGCACAGTATTCTTATCAGTGGTCAGTGTCTCCCGCTGTCTGCCCTATGCCTCATACGCAGATGCTTGTCAAGTGCCCGTCTCGTTACGAAGTGACGACAGCGACCACTAGCTGTAAAAAGTTTATACCCGTAGATTTGTGCGCTAGCTATTAAGAAAGTCTATCACCTAAGTGAAGACCTATAGAAAACCTTCATTAGACGGAAGCAAAACAGGCTGTAGAATAGGCTACACGAAAGGCACAAGGCCTTGAATTAAGGAACTAGAAAATGAACAAAATGCAAAAGCTGATCCGTCAAGTTGTGATCTCCTCCGTTGATCTTTCGGGGCGCGATGGTCAGACTTTGGCACAAGTGTATGACGCCGAATATGGCTATCATGGCCTGCCCACCCCTGAGCGTTGCCGTGACTACCTGCAAGGTTTGCCGAGTGTTTGCACGGTTCCTTTCATGAATGCCGACATTCTTGCCATTCTGGAAGCTGAAGGCATCACGAAAAAGACAGAAAAAGGTCGGCAAGGTCTGGTTGACCTGTATTGGCTGGAGGCTGGCAACCAATTCTGGCATCTGATAAAATAATGCTTGACAGGGCGCCGGAAGCTATCTAATATAAACCACGTAACACAGTCTAGAGTTTAGCAGTCCTAGGCATTTAAACCTAAAACCAAAAGGTGACAAAATGAAACAAGCCAACGCCAAACAATTCGCCAACGATTGGAGCTACGAGCAAGAGCGACGCCAAGAGAAAAAGCGTCACACTGAGTTTCGTAAGATGCGGCAAAGTAAGCGTAACGTGTGGCAGGCGGCAGAATAAGCTAAGCTGTAAAATGCAAGGCCCGGCTTGTGTCGGGCTTTCTTTTGTCTGAAATATAAGGCTAGATTATGGGTGAGCGTCTTTATATTGTACCGACTTGGGTAGGTGCTGCCTCCGATCAATACCATGGCGGGGCGGGGATTCGTAGACGGGACGGCGGTGGGTCTGTAGGTCTGTCTTATGACAAATCTACGGGGGAAATTTATAGTGAGACGGACCTATATAAACCCAACGGCGCTGCAAACGTTGCTTTGTTCGGGCAAATTGACGAAACAAAAGCCGCACTAGGCCGGCTCTGGAAAGCATCGAAGCAAAAGCGTATCGACATTGACACACTAGACGAATTGTGCGAGCTATTGCACAAACATTCCCTAGACGTTAGTCCCGACGATTATGCTCACTTACACTATCAGTTAGAGTCGAAGCGTCATGCCTCCTTTATGGCTAGCCTCTCGCCAGATGAAAGGGAGGAAGTAGAAAAGGAGGAGCAGCTAGAGTACGTCAAAGCACACGCTGATAAACACCCTTTGTTGGCGCTTTCGCTGGGGATTCAACCTAGCCTACAGACTATCAGGCAGCTAGAGCGGGAAGGCTTCCTAGCGCCTTCTGGTGGGCTTGCAAACGTCGATTGGTGGGAGCTAGTAAAGACGGTTGGCGGTTGGCTGTTGATTGTTCTAGTGGCGTGGAAAATATTTTCTCTTTGACTATTGACAGACTCTCGCAAGGCTGTAGAATGGCAGCCACAAGGGAGACAATCAGCCTCCCAGCCTAAAGGAAAGCGAGAATGAAAACCTTCCATATCTACATTACCGACCTGTTTTGTGGTGAACTGAATTATTCCAGTCTCACGAAATTCAAGGTGACAGCCAACACCGAGCGCGGGGCTGTTTGCAAAGTTTCCAAATATACATGCCTGAATTTCCGCAAATACGATTCCGACCTCTATCACAGCACCACAAAGCTCTCGGGGCTTGTAATTGAATCTGAAGATTTCCTTTCCTATGACTACGAAGGCGCGATTGAAATTTAAAGCTTGACACCCTAGGCGGTGGTCTTCATACTGTCGCCATCCTAAACAGAATCAAAACAGGAATAAAGAAAATGTCTGACGCAAAGAACCAAGCAAAAGCCCATGTAAAATCTATCGTTTCCCTCATCCAATGCCTGAATTGGGATTGGGACGGGCACGACGTGGAAGATGAACTCCCGCACCCTCTTGACTATCAATCCCGCGAGGAAGTGGAACAAGCCATCCAAGAAAAGCCGCTTTCGGTGGAAGTGCGAGAGCATTGGCACGCAGTAGGAGAAAAGGTTGAAGCTGTAGAATTCCGCATTCTCCTATGCTGGGGCGGGCCTTCTGTCGAAATTCGAGGCGTACTTGGTTTGCATGGGCATCCGGAAAACGTCAAAGTATTTTATGCTGAATGGGGTGATTCCGGGGAGTATGTCCTTTCCGAAGAAGAGCGGGAAGCTGTAGAACAATTCTGCCAGCAATTCTACTTTGGCGAATAAAGCTTAAATTTTAGCGTCTCAGGCTTGACAGTGTGGGGCGCTAATGTGTAGGCTTTGACTGTCTTAAACGTACAGGGTAACATCAATGTGCATTCTGACCCTTCCAATGCCTCCCGACCAGATGACTACAGGCGATATCATGCGCCTTGCACACAGGATAGCGAAGCAAGCACACAAGGTTGGTGAGTGCTACGCTGTGACGTTTGGCGCTTCCTTGCGGCTGGTATATCAGATGCTCAAAGCTAAACCTGTGCAATCTACGCTTTCCATTGCCACACTTACAGTGGCATCCTTTGTCGTCTTGTATTGCCTAGGTTTCACTGGCTACAGCTTGGAAGCTGGGAGCATTGGCTATGCCATCCTATTCTCTATCTTTGCTGCAATTTCCGCTTTTGTGGGGTTGACGGCAGCAAAGGAAGGGTTTAAAATCCGTCTCAACATCAGCAAGCAAGCCTAACAGGCTAGGAAGGAAAGAAATGCAAAAATTTGACTATGAATTCACTCGCGTCAACAATGATGTAAACGGCAATCCCCGTTATGTCGTACACTACCTTGCCCTCCTGACCGACAAAGAAAAGTATGGTCCTTACCTGTCTAATGGCTACGAAATTGCCCTGAAACGTTCCCGCGCTTTCGGTGGCAAGAAGTATCGCGGCAAAGACTACGGCGGTGGAATTGTGTTCCAAAGCTATAACACGCAATTCGAGGCTGAAAGGATTGCGCGCATTGTAGAGCAAGCAAGCAAAGAACAAGAATAACACTAGTGTCTCAAATCAAGCGGCTTAGAGATAGGTCGCTTCGCTGGAAACACTAAACAATTAAAGGGCTAGACTATGTATTCCGTTGAAGTGGTGAGCGTGTTTAATCGTGACAATGATGAAACCACTTATTATAAAGGAACAAAGGAAGGTTTGCAGCGTATCAACAGGTCTGAATATACGCGACTTGATTCTCTGGCTTTTGATTCCGACACTTTCTACACTGCCACCAGCGGGTCTTTGATCCGCAACGGTAAGATTCTGAAGTTTCTGTATAATCCGTTTAAGGAAGTGTAACCACACAGCCCGCTTTACGCGGGCTTTCTTTTGCCTGTGAGAATCTTACAAAAATAGCTTGACAGCTTGGGGCGTAGTCTCTAGAATCCATCCTATCGAAAGCAAACGAGTAAAGGAAACGTCATAATGTTCTTCGACAAAGTAAGTGGTTTTTGGGTTGAATCTACTTTTAAAGCGATGGCTCCGAAGATTGGAGAAATTCGCTTAATAAATTGCGGTGGCCCGTGGTCTTGTATTCGCGTTGAGGTGGTTAAAATTGAAGATATCGGTATTGACAGAGTTCGCGTCTTTGCCGAGGAGGTTAAATAATGCGATACATCAACAAAAACGCCATCCATGTTAAAGCTGTTCAGATTGGCCGCGCAAGTAAAAACAACATGAAAAGGACTGCCAACCGCCTGGCGGCCTGCAACGTTGATAATCAAGTAGATAACACCCTGTCCACACTAAAGCCTGAAGCTTGGAAATTTAACGATGAGACGATAATTGAGGCATGCGCCCGCCGTCTTTGGCAAGACTTCTGTCAAGCGGAGATTAACTTACAGACGAGATAACAATCGAAAATAAATGCAAAAGATGCTTGACATCCTGGGCGCAAGTAAGTAAGATGGCGCCTATAGCAAACAAACACAGGAACGCAAGCCAATGTCCTCTCGTCAAATTGCAATAATCCAAGAAACTCGCCTAATGACTGGCTTCCTTAATCTTGCTGGGATGATGTTTGTTAGCTCGGTTATGTCTTTTATTCAACTTGTAGTGTGAGGAGTGTTGGAGATGAACGATTGGCATAATGTTTACATTACAGACAAAAGCGGTAAAAAGTTTTTCAACACCCACGCTTCGCGGTAGGCCACCGCATCCGAGATTAAGAACATCTCCCGACACTTGGAGGCAATCAAAGCGGGTCATCCGTCTTATGCCAAATGTGGCATTAACCGCGAAACGGTAACCCTGCTGTTAGACGGTAGCCCTTACGTTTCGCTAGATGACATCCTGTCAGATGATGATTTGCTAGCAGAGCTAGAGAACTGAGCCCTTACAAGCCCCCAAGTTAAGGGGGCTTTTCTTTATCTGCTAAATACTCCCTGTCCCTATGTACATAATTATTTACTCTTTGTTTAAGTAATTAAACATCTATCCTTCCTTCCTTCTAGTCCCCCTTCACCCTTCCTCTAGTACCTCTTCTAGTATCCTCCTATAAGCCCCTCATTCAAGCGTTCTACGCTTAGTCCATAGCTACCTATAGCCATACCCTCTAAACGTCTGTAAGCCTTCCTGCAAGCGTTCTACGCTTAAGAGGGGACACTCAAAGGCGTATGCCTTTAGGGATGTCTATTTCTCCCATTAGGCTATCGGGAAGGCGTACACATTCGGAAAGAATGGGTTAAGCCTGACCATCCCAAGCTCGCGCATTCTGCGCTCTAGCCTCCCCATACGCCACCCCAGTGGCAGTCTAACCCCTCTTATCTGCGTTGCAGATAGCTATAAACCCCTCCTGATCCTTCCAATACCCTCCAAATCACACTCTAGGATCATTCGTACCATTACGTACTACTGTATCGAGTGGGACGCTCAAAAGGTCATTATCCCTGTCATATACCCTCTCACATAAGATAACCCTTAATTATCACATGTGAGACTCTAGGGTATGACTGAAGGTGGAATACTCTCGAAGTGTACTGAATACGTACAAGAAGGGAACAGGAATAACTCTTAGATATTTCTAGATTATCAGATAAGGGTGGTTATCATTTGTGGGTAGTGCTAAGCACATCAGATAGATATCTAAGATTTTAAGGATAGTCATAGCTGCTGGATATCTGGTTCCCAGAAACGTATCCTTCTAGGGACACTAGATATTCCCCATAAGGATATTTCCTAAGACACTGAATACTACGAGAGGATATTTAGAGGGGGTGGTTTAAACTTTCAGTTTAGAATGGTGGGGTAGGATGTCCTATTAGTGCATCGCACTAGGATATTTTAAACACTCAAAAAGAAAGCCTCCCTACCATAAGCAAGGAGGCTTTATAATGCTTAGGGATACACCTTAATGTGGGATATTAGGTGTTATAGTGCCTAAAGTGAGAGATTGATGATGGTGTGTATTTAGTCTCTACCATCTCTATTACTAATTATAGATTCTTTAAGGAACGTACCTCCACAGACCCCGCAAAATAAGGCATTCCAGAGATCAAGTCCATTTCAGATAGGGGTCGAGTTGGACTACGCCTATTTGTCCAGTTCTAACCACTCTTTAAGAAGTCCTTCCATTCGTTCAGACAGGATGTACACCCACATATCTTTGTGTTCTCGTATACATCCTCTGAATACAAACTGTACTAACTCTGATAGAGCGTAAAGGTCATCATTGATATGAACGCCAAACTGAGCAAGGTGAGAGTCTAAGCTACCATTAGGGTAAATGTTTACTGTGTAAATACAATTGACACAATCTCGGTATTCGTTACTAGCTCTCATATTCTTGGAGACAAAAGGTTCTCTTAGTTCCCCTCTGATTTTCTTTGCTCGTGTGTATCCAGTGCCGGTTAGTTTGTGTCTGTAGTCTTTGAATGTGGTCCAGAACACCTCACCCTTAGGCATTTGCCTCTTTAGTGTTGTTTCGATACTAGCCCTCACAGCAGAGAGAGTTTCGTCTGTTTGTCTCTGATACCAAGTTACATTGAATGCTGATCGAGAGTACAAGCCTTGATGTGTTCTTTGTAAGTCTGTAATCAGTTTTGTTCTTGGAACGAAGTGAAGCTTCTCCCGGAGGATTTGTTTGATCTCCGCTGGGCTTCTCATCTGCTCAGGGTAGTGGTATTCCCAGTCCATTGAGTTTAGTTGTAGCCAACTGTGCATCAAACTACCTTCAAACAAGTAGGTGAGGATAGTGGTGGACTCACATGCTTTGATGCAAGTAGGTGGGATTCTCTGGATTAGAACATCATCTCCATACAACCACAAACACCCTAGTTGGCAGAGTTCTTTTACTCTGATATCTCTCCCATTATATCCTCCCCATTTCTCATCGTTCCAAGATAGCTGACCATTAGAACCGCATATCACCATCCCTGCTAGAATTAGAAACTTTACATCTTCGTGGTGTATGTCATCGTAGAACGTAACAAGATCAATTGTTTCATCAATCACTAGATGATATTTCTGTTCCTTGAGCACCATTGCCACTTCCACGTTAAAGTCTGTGAACAGTTTGTGAGTGATGGCTATATTGTACCCTCTCCTCGCCATGCGTAAAAAGTCAGCACGCTTTGAGGGTGTGCTAGAAGGGGATTTGAAGTTTAGCTCTGGGAGTTCATTCTGGATACGTCCTTTTGTACTTCCGTCTCCTGCTTCATCTAAGTAAGGACTGACAAATAACCACTTCCTGTCTGGATACTTTCTCATCTCGTCAAATATCCATGTTGTTTTCCCTGCACCACATACAGCATCGACAACTCTAATCTTTGTCACTCAATCTTTTCTCCTATAATAAGAAAACCCTCAATTAAGAGGGTTCCCGTCTACATCACATTGAATGGGTACATCCGCGATAGTGGAATTCCAGAAAGAGATGGCTCCACAATTCCCACACTCCCAAGAATATCCCCAATCTTCCTGTTGGATGAATATATTCATGCCCTCATCCATTATTTTAGACAACCGTTTGTTACATCCTGGACACTTCAAATCACACATTTAAACTTCTCTATTTAGTCCAACCCAACTCCTTAAACCTATTCTCCACCAATTGCTGCCTTACTAAATGTCCGAACAGTAACCACCTTCTGTTCTTCTACACAATCTAGGAAGTATGCGTATTCCATCCAATCAATTTCTTCTGGGCATCCGTGCTTACCTCCTCCATACCAGTAAGTCCAGCCCACCCATTGCCCATTAGGGGCTTTAGCTGCTACTGACTTGCTTTCGTAGTGGCGACAATATTCCGAAGGAATGTTTGTCTCTACATCTCCTTCTCGTGTTTCACTTGTCGCGTCACTCAGGCAAGATTCCTGATCGTACAACTCATCCACTTCCTCTCCCGTGAGATTGATGGGAATTTCCTTCCCGTCCCAACGGTATTGTGTTTCTAGGATGATGTACTTAACTGCTTGTTCTGGTGTCATTTCATACCCTCCATCAATTCCTGATACTTCGCTGGTTCATCTTCTGAGTAACACGTAAAACCCCAACGACAATCAGGGCAACCCACCTCTACCTTAGACCCATAAGAATAATCGTAGTCAAATTCTACAGTTTTGTTCGTATGCGGACAAGAATCTTGTAGGACTTTCAAGGAATCGGCATACTTTTCCTGTACAGGTTTCATCTCTTCAGAGAACTTCCTCTTGATTTCTAAATATTGCTTTTGGATTTCGTTCATCATTTTACTCCTTTACCAGACAAGGCTTCGTCTGCCGTTTCAATAATGTGCCAAAGCGCGTCTGCCATTGCCTGCTCGTTCTGGTCACGGTTCCAGTATTCACGGATATGTTCCAGCGCCTCAACTAGCGCTCTATCGGGGTCTGCTGTATAAAGTGGCATAGTACAAGGCATCGTATCTTCCTCCACTTGAACCAACGGGCCTTCCACACAAGTCCTGACGAAATACCCTACAGGTTCCTCCCTTTTCAAATCAATCATTCCAGAACAGATAAGCCTATCAGCGTGTCCGCTTGGATGTTCTCCCCTGTTCCAATAACCTTTCTGTATGATGGAAAAGCTCCCGTCCATGTAAAGTTCTGAGGCGAAAATATCCGTGCTATCCACACAGGCGTCTTCTAGCTCTCCTAGCAGACTCACAGCGTCCTTCATTGAAATCTTACCGAGATCAGTTTGTTTGTGCCCATTAAATTCATCTGGACAATTTAAAAGAAATTCAGCTAATTTCATTGTTGAACCGCCTTATAGTAGTCTACTTCTCTCACATAAAACCTTGCATTCGCCTCGTTCCGGTCTCCAGATAGGTTGGGATACTTCTCGCACACTTTAAGTAGCAGGGCGTCTTCAATCCTCTGAACCTCGTCCCAGAAGGCGTCAGAGTCATACTCAATCTCGGCTTTCCTGCAAACGTGGTTATAAGCGAAGTCTGGGATTCTGCGGTTAAGCTTATAAACATGCTCATCGTAACAGGGGACACTCTGTTCTGACTTAATCTTAAAGTCCTCGGCATCTTTCTCCGATTCGAACACTCCCTCCACCCACTCGTAACCAGCATCGTAAGGGTCGTCCCAACTGTGGCCAATTACTGCGTAAGCTTTAATCTTCCGCATGTTCATTCTCCGTGTCTGGATAGTTGATGATTTTTTACAATAGGTTTTGACTTCCGTCCAGTTTTCCCTACTCCGCTTGTCCACCTGTGAAAATCTCTCCGTAGGAAATCATCAATGCGACTTTGAGCCTCTTCCGAGGTGAATATATAATCACTTGCTGTGAGGCACGGTCGGATAAATTGCCAACCCAAGATAAAACCTAGCCTATATTCCGCATAATACTTGGTGACACCGTTCTTAATCACCTGCTTAATTCTAGTTTCCGGTTTCTTATACCTCTTCATACACCTCCTCCACACTTTGGAGAATAACAGCCCAGCTATCATAATTTCCACTAGGATTGCCCATCATGCCTTTAACTTTTTGCGTAGCGTCTTCTTTTGTTGTAGCATACACAGTCACCTGAGCACAAGAACCCCACTGTGTGGCGTAATAACCCTTGGAGTCTTTCTCTGCCACGCTCATGTTGAATTTAAACATTATTTCAAATCTCCTCCTAATCTACATACATTACACGGTTTTCTTCGGTCAGCTCCATCTGATTAACAGATGAGATGAAGAAGTCATTTGCTTTGGGCGTAAGAGTGTACCCTTTCAGCGCGTACTTTACAATACGCTTCAACGTCGCGTTCGGATACTCCACGACATTTAGGTTGATGCGCTTATTCAGTACATCAAAGACGAAGCGCTCATGCTTGTAGAAATTCTCTCCGTCCCAAGCTGCACAACAAGCAGTAATATCGAAAGAAGAAATGAGGTCTTCACAGTCCACATACGGTCGCTTATTAATCACTTGAATTTTATATTCATCTTCCATGATGAAAGTGAATAGCTCTCGTTTAGGACATTCAAACACCTTAGTATAACCAAGAGCTTGAATATCAGCTAGCAGCTTCTCAAGGACACCTTGGTCCGTTACGAACAGGTCATAGTCGCAGATTTCTTCGTTACAAGGATCAACAAGCACCCGTAGTGCCCCGCCAGCAAGGACCACACTCGGTGACTCTTGAACCAGCTTCTTAATATTGTAAGAGAGTTCTTCTATGTTGTCTTCCATATCAAAGGCGGCGTTATCAAAGCATTTCTCACAGGTACACGTGATGCCTACTTCCGCCCAACCCGCCTCGGTGGCGGTGTTCGTCCAGTTAATCTCTTCACTGCATACTCGACAATGTTTTACTTGGTCCTCTGACTTCAGTTCTTCTTTAATGTTCATTAAATCTCTCCTTCTAAATAAACTCTAGCTGCGAAAATCACCTGTCTCCGCAACCCCTCTTTGTAATCATACACTACCCCGTCCTTCACACAATAAGCATGACCACGGGAGCACACATAATATCTTCCTTTAGGGTGCTTCTGCAAGAACTTGGATAAACTGATCCTGTTTTGATTTGAATACGGACCAAACTTCACTTTAGCCTTCTTACACGCTTTCAGTGCGGAAGTCAACTCCTTATTGTACATTCCCCGCCTATTGATACGACCATGCTTCTTCAACCAAGCATGAGCATTTTCGTAGGACGAATCAAAACACTCAGCCCATGCTACGACAGTGCAGTCGTTGTATTCTTTGTAATTCTCTCGTTCTGGGTACTTCCCTACTGTACTTTGGAATCTTTCCATGCTTATCTCCGCACTGTGTTCATTCCGTTTTCATCGTCAAAGTATACAACCCTGGCCTCTGGGTGAATTATCACTGAACTACTCTCAGCGTTGATTACATGCCCTACATTGAACAGGATGACCCTTGTCTCTTGCGAGAGGCTTAGATCGACTGTAACCATTCTAGCTAGTTCCCTAGATTGTCCGCTACAGGTAATATCTCGTCCTTCACAAATCCACTTCTCGATTGTAGAGGTATAGGCTTTCCACTCGTCTAGTTGCCGTTTCTCTATAAGCCCTAGTTTATTCAATAACCACTTTTTCATATTTCCTCCTCTTTTCATCTTTTCTACAGCTAAGCTGTGTACACTATCAGTGGACACTAGAGTTAATGTGTTTAACGATTGGAGATTGCTCTAGAACATCTTGTAACACCTTGTCTAGAGGGTTCAAGATGGTTGAGAGTTCGCCTAGTGTCACCCCTTCTTCGGGAATTACAATTGGACCGTTTTGCTCAAAGTAAGCTTTTAGAGCTTCCTGCATCGCACTATTGAGCGCCTGAACCATCTCCTCCTCGTCCATCTCAAACAATTCTTCACCGGTATTCATACTCCCTCCTCCATAAACAAAAGCCACCAGAACGAAATGCTCTAGTGGCTCAAAGATTACTCCAGATTTTCTTCTTTGTCAACAGGCTTACCAGAGAAATATCCGGGACCGTTAAACAGGTTGTCAAGGTTACTTGGATGACTCTCTTGCTCTACCCTGGCCTGAATTGCCTGCCAAGTGGGTTCATATTCGGGCCAGTCTTTTTCAACAACGACACAATCTACAAAAGGTAGAGGTTTACTCGTGACAGCAACCTTGAAAATTTGCTCGAACTGCTCACTAGATAGAAGATCGAGTTTCAGCACCATATAGCGATGTTCTCGTTTAAATGTCTTCTTCATCCTCATCTCCTGAAATGTCTCGAATGAACCAAGGCCAAGCAACCATTGTGAGAATAATAAACTTGACGTGATTGATATTAAACTCTGGGATGTCCTCTTCAAATGCTTCAGCAACATGGTTCATCAGCATGTGGTATGTAATACCAACACCAAGACCAATTGCAAGATAGATGCAAAGAACTGAAATTAGAATGCTCATCAGTATAGCACCACAACATCTTTCAGAGATTCAATGAAATCTTCAATCTCTTCGCCATTAAAACAGAAGTCATCGACCATTTCATCAACGCTGGAATAGTGGCTCAGGAATGCAGGACTGTCAGAAATATCTGAGCCGTGATAAGAGTCTTCTTCTACGCCCCGCACCAGCTTATAGTAATTGCCCTCATCATCTCCTTGTAGCACCACTTCTGCATCCTCATTATAATACTCTTGCAGTAGAGCGATCAAATCTTTAACTTTCATTTCTTCTCCTTAATCTTCTTCAGAGTAGCTTCAGCAGCCCCAAGACTTTCTTTTGCTTTACGAACAGCATCTTCTGCTACTGCCTCTTCTTGAGATTTAAATTTTTCCACAAACATCACCACATTCAGTGTTTCGCGGGAAGGAGAAAATTCGCAATCATGTACTTCAGTTTGGATAGCTTCTGCTTCTTCTATGTAATATTTGTATCCGTTAACAATGACACCTCGGCATTTTTGTAGAGTTTCAATCCCTAGTTCACCCAGCACCCCAAACACTTCGTCAACACTTCCATAAAGACTAACACGCATACCTTCTAAAACCTCCTATTTTGCGTTATAAGCTCTTTTCTCATCTAAGAGCCACCCTTGTATACCTTATACCCTTAAAACGTTGTGTAGAGCGTCCTAGGATGCTTCTTGGTGCATCTTGTCAATATCTTCTGCACTAATTTTAAGAAACACGAGTCCAAACGCGTAAACCATGATAAGGGATACAAATGCTACCGAAGATGCGCTAAATACCAGATAGCCTAGAATCCCTAGGACGATGCCGCAGTGTGCCACAATCTCCTGCCGTACTTTAGAGGCTTTCAGAAACCATACAGCACTGATATTTCCCAGTGCAATAAACAGTAGTCCCACATCCAACGTTACACAGAATAGGCCAACGCAACCGATAAAGGATAGAACGTTCAACCACTTGATGAAAATCTTATGCATCTTCTTCCTCCATCTGTGCGTCAATAGCTTCTTTGGCAGAAGTGTACCAACTTCGTTGAACATAGCCATCAAAAGGCCATTCTAGTCGATAATGGTATTTCTCCCAAATCTGTGTTGTGGTGATTACACACCGTTCATCCATTAGGAATTGAAGGCGCTTGGCATCCTGTACCAGTGATTTGTAGGAGGATGCAGGAATTGATACCTCATCAAAGGTGTGTTCCATCTAACCCTCCTGATATGTCATTTCAAAAGTATTATCTTGTTTCAGACGAACATTGTACTCGTAGATACGGAAAGACTTTACATAATTACAAAGCGCGTCATGTGTACGGAACATCCGTTGACGCACGTTAGGAGTTTGTAACATGCCCTCGATAGGTGGTACATTCTGCTCAGTAGTGGTTTCAATTTGTTGCATTATTGTTTATTCCTCCAAATAAGAAGTTCCCTCACCAACAGCTCTGAGGAATTCTTTACAATCTCAGGATACTCCGACGCTTTAAGATTGTAAAGACTTCCGGCAGTTAAATTTTCCTTTGATATCAGGTGTAGATGGGGATGCTTCAGATTTTCAAAGTTTTTCTGGATGTACTTGGCCATCCTGTCATAACATTCATCAGAAAGCAAGGATTCGTTGCAATGGTAGTATTGATAGGAAGCGGCAATCCACCAAGACACAGCAGAGCTTGGGTTAACTTTGAAGCTTTCTCGTGCTACTTCATCGTAGTTTCCATTTACTACAGGAAGGGTCACTCACCCTCTCCTTCAGTTTCCCAAATACGCTTCTGTCGCAGGAACTCTTGAATCTTATGATTCTTTTCAAACGGGTGTTCCTCAAGACTTTTGACAAAAGAGTCGAAGTCATCATCATTCAGAATGTACACCTCCGTCACTTTCAGATTCTTGAAATCTTCAATATCTTCAGCGGTTAATTTCATACACTCTCCTTAATAAAATATTGAACATTCTCAGGATTTACAAATTTTACCATATGCCCCTGAACAATCAAACCCTTCCGCTTACTGTGTTGCAATTTTGCAACGTGTACGATTTTCGCTTTCTTCGCAGAAGAATACCAGTCAGTAGGAATATCCCCAAACGGTTCTTTGAAGTAGCGCTGATGAATCTCATCATACACAGCATTGTGCAATTTAATCGCATTGCGCAAACTCACTTCCTTCCGACCACGGTTCACCCAAGCTTCACTCTGAAATACGTGACTCACAGGGAGATACTGATAGCCCAATTCGTGCATAAAATTGATAACACTCTGTAGTTGTAACACCTTTGTGTTGGTAGTATCCATATTCGATTCTCCTTAAAGTTTAAAGCTAAAACGATCCTTCATCTTCTGAATGGTAGTTTCAGGAACATTGTGAACAGACTTGCTCCCGTGACGATTCTCCACAACGAGAGAAACTACCCTATAATCGTACTTTTTAGCAAGATCGAGGTAAGGTTTCAGTTCCTTCTCTGTTGTGAATGTGTTAGAAACAACTACTCCATGACCGAGCATCATACATGCCTCGGTTTTGTCTTGACATTCGTTATGAGCTTTGTGCAGAAGGGTCGGGTTGAAATTGTAATTACCTCCACGATCATAGAAATAGTCGTCTGCTTCAAACATAGCGAGGTTCAGACTTTCTGCAAGGTCGGTCGCAAACGTAGTCTTTCCAGCACCGGCAACCCCACGAATCAGATACAAAGTCTTATTCATTGAAATACTCCTCAATAACCTTACGCCGCTCTTGATCGTTCATTTCTTTCCATTCCTCTTTAGAAAACTTCTGAGTGATGAATTCTGCCACACTCCAGAACTCTTCGTCAAGGGATTCTTTGATTAGGGACGGATTATCAAACAGACTATCCACCCGCTTATCTCCCATCCGCATCAAAGCTTTCTTGCTTAGGTAGTAGTTGGACTTAACCTTCATCAGAATTTCCCACGTAAGCAGGTCGCGGATCATCCAACCTTCTACGTCAACGCCCTTCTTCAGATCGAGAATATTTCTGAACGTTGCTACAGCCCAATAAGGGCGCATAAAATCAAATGTATCCGCTACATCATCCAGTGCAGTCTCTGACCACATGTCACCAGATGTCATGCACCGTGCCCCGATTAGGTAGGCGCCATGCACCTCATCAATGATGTGAGGGTCTTGTTCCACACAAATCTCAAACATGAAGGTAATTTGCGGGAAAGTTGAGAAAAGGAGATTTCCTTCCAGAAGCCCCCTTGCCCATTTAGCATACTGACTGTCCAGTGTACCTGTGGTGCTAACAATAAGTTCGCCATTCCACCAGCGGGCACAAGCAAGATACCCGTTCACTTTACGAACAGCGATAACCTCTTTATCAAGAGGGAGGGTAGTTCCATTCTCTTGATAGTTGAATACCTTGGTAAACGGCCAAATCACCTTATTACCTTCATCATCCAGAACCATACCGCGAGCATCCAAAAGACGCTCGTCAGTGTGCCAGAGGTTATCCCAGAAGACATTTTTCTTATACTTGTAAATAGAAAGACCATTGGGGTAGGTTTTCTTTTGTACAAGCTTCTTTTCTACCAGATCGTCGAACATTTAATCCTCCTAATGGTGTTTGATAATTTCCTTCTGTAAAAGGATTTCTTTAATCTCTTCCCAGCTCCACAACATCATATCACCATCTGGGCGAGCGTCAATACCTACGTTCATAGAACGTCCTCGACCAAACTGGTATGAAGCATGTACGTGTCCGAATAGATGGAAAGCTCCGTAATTTATCTGCTCCCACTCATAAATAGGATAGTGCAACATCACGACTTTAATTCCATCGACACGAATCGTCTTGTAATCCTGTCGGGAACGGAAGAACTTCTTGAAGTCAGGACCAGATAGTTGACGGTCATGGTTCCCATAGACTAGGTGAATGTTTCCTTTGAGTTGAGACAGGACTTCAATTGTACGCTCCTTTCCAGCAAAGGATACGTCTCCAAGGAGATACACCTCATCACAAGATGATACTTGAGAATTCCAATTGTCAATTAGCTTCCGGTCATGCTCTTCAAGTGTTCCTTGGATACGGGTGTTTGGGCAGAACTGTTGAATTTTATTATGTCCCCAATGGGTATCTGATACGAACCATTTAGCCATTATAAACTCCAAGAAGTAAGGTAGCATTTCCTTTTGTATCCATCTCATATTCCCAAGTTTTACCACGCCTATAGTTGCCAGATTCATACCCTTGCTCAACATCAGGATCGAACCCTACAACGTAAGCTGTACCTCCCTGCGTGTAGTACGAATCCCCAGAAAAATGCTCAACTACTGTTACGTCTGCATTCTGGTCAAAATCTTTTAACCACTCAATTAATTCTGATACTTTCATCAATCCTCCTTAAATTTCTCCACGATTACTCCAAGATTCTTCAAATTCTCAATTCCAGATGTGTCCCGGTAAGTCTCCTTGTATACTACACGAGAAATGCCAGCCGCTGCAACCATCTCGGAGCACGGCTTACAACAGCTCATGGTAGTGTAAAGCGTGCCACCTACCACAGAAACACCCTCCCTGGCCGCACGCAACACAGCGGAAAGTTCCGCGTGGATTGTTTCTTCTTTAGTAACAAGATTTCCTTCTAAATCCGTATACTCTAGCTCATTGGAAGACCCTGGTGCCAAGCCATTACAACCTCCCAAGATAGTCCCGTTACGGGTGACAATTACCACTCCAACCTTTGCCCTGACTCCTCTGCTGAGGGAGGCATGAGCCTCCGCACAGGTTAGGTAGCAACAGTCAAGAGATTCTTTACTTGCCACTTTCACCCCGCTTATACTTCTTATACAAACCATAAGCAATCACAGGGTATCCAAACATCACCATGAAGAATACTAGAGGGTAAAACAGCACTTTAAATGTTGAGTATCCTACAGGATTGTTAGTATGCTCTTGATAGTCATCCCACCACTCCTTCGTTGTAGCTTTCATAGACATCAGGAAAATAGTCGTTGCACCAAGCCCGAAACCGACACAGGTGTAAATAAGTAGAATTGCTAGAATTACAGTAATCATTGATCCTCCAGTTTAATCATTTCATAGTCACATTTGGAGTCCCACTCTTCCGCCCAGTAATTTCCTTCTGAATCATGTCCGTCCTCGTCAATCTCATCTTCTGGTGGACGATGCACAACATTAACTTTCTCGCAAGTGTGGGTGATTTCACCACAGATGATCTGTTCTACGTCCTCATTCCAACCATCATCACAGTACATATAGATCATCTCGTCTGCGTACTTGTCTCGCTCTTCTACGTTATTGAAGTAACGAAAATCTCCGTCTTCATATACAAAGAAGCGATATTCTTTACAAGGTTTACTCTTTCCGTTATAGCTCATTCTCATTTCCTCCGACTTTGTGTCCCACGGACTGTATATTCACCACTTTCGTTTTTAATCTTACCTTTTGTAATCTTTGATGCTTTAACGGTGTACCTACCCTTGCCATAATACTCATCACAAGCATGTTGTGCCTTAGCTCGATCTGAAGTCTTGTAAAACACATAGTTCTGAAGAGAGTCCATTATATAAAATGATGCAGGTGGAATGAATTCATAGTCTGTAAATTCCTGATAGCTTACAACGACTGTCTCTACTTCTTTACTCAATCAAGAATCTCCTGTTCAGCTTCAACAGCATACACCATTTCACCAAAGCTACTCTCATCCGCCTCTACGCTACTTAGATCGAAATCTTCGCCAGTGAATTCCACTTCAGTTACAACAAAAGACATTAAAATTCCTCTTTCTGAATTACAGGCTTAGGATACGGTACAAATGTAATCATGTCTAGAGGAAAATCCTCATCATAACGACAAGAGTACATATTCAAGCGATTCTCCGTCTGTTCCTTGCAAGGAAAACGAGCGTAGATATATCGTCCCACCTTTACAGCTTGAGCACTGTTTACTGTGGTTCCGTGAGAATCTGTCTTATACGCTACGCCGATCTTGTCAAGGTTTTGTGCAAAGATTCGTGAGAATTTATGATCTGAGATTTGTCGTTTAATGATCTTGAGTTTGTTCATAGCAGCGCTCCCCTCCGCACTCTTTTGGAATACACTTCAAAAACTCATTCAAACTGTCGCGAATCATCTTGGCAGATTCTGCATCTTCAATCCTAATCCAACCACTATCTGTTTTCATCACAACCTCAAGTACAGGTTGAGGCCATTCATACAGTTCAAAAATTTTATTTTCACGGGACGGCTTCATTAAAACACCTCATCAACACATTGTTGCACAGACCTACCTTCCTCGTAGCACTCCTCAATATCAATACGGAATACCGCAGGGTGTACATATCCCAGCTTACGAGATTCTGCACAGCAGGCTTCAAAGTATTCCTCGAACTCAATTTGGTTCTTAGTAGCGTCAAGAATGTTCATTCAAAGTCCTCCTTCTTCACATTATGAGGTAGTGTAATCCCCGCTACAGCCAGACCAAGCCACGTGATAATATGCCAACTTTCGTTGTTAGGGTTGATGATGGGCATTACAAATGCTGCAATGATAAAGAATCGTACAATGTTGAGACGGATGTTGATGTTACCCATTTTATTTCTCCTCAGTAGCTCTTGAGCCACAATATGTCTCGTTTAGTGTTGTTTCGTAGCCTGAGAGCTACACAGACCCACACCAAGAATTTGTGCTGGGTAGTGGTAGGATGCAGCCAGTTTTCACCCTTCCTTTGCAAGTACACAAATAGTGTCCCCGGTTAACGTACACCACTTGAGTCCAAACATCACCCTCTTTGAGCACCATGACACGCTCCATCTTTCCCCGAGACAGAGCGTAACCTTGCTCATACTTCTGAAATGTCCTCATTCTATTCCCCTACTGGCAATGTCAGATTTTCTTTCAGGCACTCCTTAATAGCCTCGTTCAGACCTTCTTTGTCAATACTCATCATTCCTCCAGTTGTTTCAAAGCATCTTCAACAGACACTCCTATGATGTAGAGCTGCATCATCTCAGAGCATTCCACTTGTGTCAATCGTCTACCTAGCTTTTCTTTTAGGAAAGATGTGTAGGCACACCAAGAGGACATTGGGTGGCGTTCTTTGGGCATTTTTCGATCCCCTTTCTATTGAATTTCAGCTATCTTAGCGTGTACTTGATGTGGGAGTCAAGATGTAGAGTAGTGGATAATTTCTATTGGGTGTGGGTTGGGCGATAGGGAGAATTTATCATTTAACCTATTGACTTATCTCAAAAACATGCTAATATAAAAGCATGTAGGAAAAATTTTCCTGCAAAAATGTCCCACAAGATTAGAGAGGTATAAGTGCTAAATTTTGAACATTTCGTAGTTACAGGGTGCGTGTCCGAGAGTACCAATGGGTGTGTGGCAGAACTTGCAAGCTCTGAGGTTAAGGTATTCTGGTTCATTTACAAAGAACTAAAAACAAACAATCGTCCTGTAATCAAAACGATGGACGAGATAGCGGACTTTTGTGGCATGTCTCGGCGGTCGGTCAGTAGAGCAGTATCCAAGCTGACAGATTTGGGAATTCTTCTTGTACACGAACAAACATCTAAGCAATTGTGGTACTATGGTGTAAATAAGGTAACATTCACACTCCCCAGTATCTATAATAAAAACATAGACGTAGAAGAGCTTGTTTTTGACGAAGACATTGGGAAATTCCCCTGTCGTAAAGATGCCAAGAATAGTGCAAATGAACACTACGTTTATATCTGCAAACTTGATGATAAACCGGTCTACGTTGGGAAGGGGGTTAAAGATAGGTATAAGCACGCTATTAGCGGACAGAGTTCGAATCTTAAATTAAATGAAGCTTTCTTTACTTACGGTAAAGAGAGAATGAGCGTAGAAATTCTACGAGGCGGTCTTGATAACAAGACAGCTATCGAGGTGGAAGCTTCTACAATTCGTGCTCTACTAGCCAGCGGGGTAGAGCTATACAATACAACGATCCCTGTAGCCGTCCCTACACAAAGGTGGTGAAGCACATAGGGAGAATCTCCACGTGTACATAGGGAGAAACTGCTGACGTACATAGGGAGATTCTCCCTAGTAGTAATATAGAATAAAGAGATAGAAAGAATAAAAGATTTAATCTTGATTTTCTCACTACGTATTTGGACTGCTTGTGCAACCACATTGTCTTGTGTTAATATAGCGAAGCTATAGTAAGATAAACTTCACATAGTGAATTTCTCACCATGTGCATATGAATGGAGGTGTTATGAATCTTTATATACCTAAAGACCTCTTGGATTGGATAGATCAAAACAGGGGAGCATTGTCAAGACAAGCGTTCATTATACAATGTGCTTATAAGATTATGGAAATCGCTAAGATTAAGGAACTGCAACCTAGAAAATAACTGGAATACTTAAAAACTGGAGACATATCTGTATGACTGAAATTAAACCGTACATAACGGTTGACTATGATCTTTTGAAAGCTGATGGATTTGTTAATAAAGAGACAGGAGAGTTCTTTAAGCTGATTGCAAACGACAAACTGCTCTACTCTTATCTAAAAGCACGGATAAAATATTTCGTAATTGAACGAGGAGGGGAGTATTACGATACTCAAGAATCAATTGCAAATGCTTGTGGTATGAATGTAACATCTGCTCGGAAAAGTCTTGCCAAATTTAGAGATAACGGAATCCTTGAGGCCAAGCTTCAACCGTTTAAAAACTACAATAATTGGAGGTACTATAGACTTCACAATCTTGAATTGTGGATGGGTGCTACTGGAAAAGAAAAGATGGTAGAGTCAACCACCAATGTTAACGTTAAAGAAAAACCTTACAACTTTGACTTTGATGAGGAAGGGGTTCCGTTTTAATGAATTACTCTAAGATTTATAAATCATTGGTGGCAAACTGTAAATCTAGAAAAGTTTTACCTGAGTACTACGAGGCACATCATATTGTGCCTCGATGTATGGGAGGCGGTAATAACAGCGAAAACATTGTGAAATTTACTCCAAGAGAGCACTATATTGCACACAGATTGCTGAGTAAAATTTATCCAGAAGTTCTTGGACTTAAACTCGCGGTTATATTCTTAGCAGGTAGACATAAAGAAGATACTACTCTCAAGATTAGCTCAAAAGTATATGAAAGGTTAAGAATTGATCTTATAGAAAGTAAGAGATTGTCGTGTATGAGGGCTGGTACAAGTGAGGTTTCCTACGCCGTTAAAATTCCAAAAGGAGTTTCAAATAAAATCAGGTGGTTTGACATCAAACCTCTATATAAGCCTACCCTATATTTGCTTGTTGTTAATTTAATAGCGGTCAGGTCCATAGCTATTTCTAAAAAGAATAGCTATGCAGCACTATCTTGCTGTGTGGGAGGAAACTGGCGCAAGATACCTAGTAAGACTCTCTTATGGGGAGCTGTGGAGTTTTTAGAGAAAAATGGCTATGTGGTCGTGGAGAGTTGCGCAAAGGATGTTCCGTTCCCTCTTAGAAAAAGAGCATCAGTCACAGCAACCGATAAGCTAATAAAGGAGTTTGAGTCATGTGCTGAGGAATGCCAAAGTACTTACTACGATAGTCTTGTGTTGACAAAGTTTAGAATACTCAAGACAAAGGAAGTTTATTACTCCCTCCCGTTTACAAAGTGAGAGCGGTTGGTGAAAATAAACCCAAACACCTACGAATCTGAGGAGAAAATTTGTGTTTAAAAAGAAGAACAAACGCAGTGAGTGGTTTCAAGGCTTGCTAGAAGCTGAGGAGCTTTATAAGGAAGGATATGTGTATTCATTTCATAGTGGACCAACAGTATTCTTTCGTGGAAAGAATTGTCACGGAATGAAGGAAGCTATTTCTGGGTCATTTTATAAAAGATGGGGTGTAATGCAATATGTCATACACCAGATGTGTAATCCAGAAATCTTTCAAAAAGATTCTCAAGAGTATTGACAAACACTTCTTTGTTTTGATATAGTATCCCTTCTGGTAACGAATTTGGAGGATTCACTTTACATGAAGAACTATTATGACCGTAGATACAATTTATCAGGAAGTAGTTGACTTCCTAGAACAGCTTGACGAAGAAGACCTAAAGCACATTATTGTGACAGAGGAAGAACTTATTGAACCTGTGTTCCGTTGGGAATACCAGTTCGAGAGTCTTACCGAGACAGAGAGTTTATTCCAAAGGGTTACTTCTTTTGATTGACAAATAAATTCTGTCAACCTCTTGACATATAACTGAATGTATGCTAAAGTGGACTCTTAACAGATGAGAAAAGCGTTGCTTCGATTTCTCTCCTTCTGACGTTTTCTCCTTGCGTCAGAAACCGCTACCTAACGGTAGCTCTCCGTCAGCTCCGGGTGTCCTCCTCCCGCTCAGAGCTGGCATTAAGATTCTCGTATTGTAGTTTCATCTATTACGGGAATCTTTCTTTTAGGGATTGTGAAGTCTTTAAAAGAAAGATTCTTTTGGGAAGTAGCTCAGAGGCAGAGCGATCCGCTGTTAACGGATTGGTCGTAGGTTCGATCCCTACCTTCCCAGCCAAATATCTTCGTATAATGTCAATCGGTAGACGGCCTGCTTTGGAAGCAGGAGGTTGGAGGTTCGAGTCCTCCTGCGAAGACCAGATTAGCCGTCATAGCACAGCAGGTAGTGCAGCTCACTTGTAATGAGAAGGTCGAGAGTTCAAATCTTTCTGACGGCACCATATATTCTCGTAGCTCAGTCTGGATTAGAGCAAGGAGCTTCTATCTCCTAGGTCGTAGGTTCGAATCCTACCGGGAATGAACAAAGGATTCCTTTCCTCCCACCGGCATGAACGTAGGCGCGTTTATAAGGGAGGTTGGTTCGCGTGAGGATCATAACCTCGGGAGTCCACCAAATATGACAGCCTCTTTTGAGGATATTCCCGTAAGGGTGTACCGGATGTGTCCCACAAGCGTAGAAAAACGATACGAGACGCCTGTCATTCCAATAAAGCGGGTAAGTTGTTTACGGATACACGGCATCCTTCCAAGTTGCAATAGTCAGATCGTTACTGACTACCCGCTCCAAGTTCCCGCTCTGCTTATCACATCGGGCTTACCCACTTCTTGTGGGTTTTCTTATTTCCTCCCGACAAGGAATCGTCTTTGTTCCACATAGACGTTAAAGAAAGAGTGAGGGTGAAAGTCCCTCAATTTCTATTCAAGAATTCATGGTGAAATATGCAAGTATCCCTGCAAAGAGACAATGGGTTTGTCGATCTTTATCCGCTCACCCCGTATTCAGCAGGAACTAGCCTGCAAATCACAAACCAATCTGGTCATTCCATCTATCTATCCCAAGACACTGTAGCTCCTACATCCCGTGTAATGAGCTTTCCCGTCCTCCCCGGACAAACTGTGATTGCACATGGTGGAAAGACCCATCTCTGGATCAGCTCAGATGGTGGGATTGGCACTGTACAAACTCTCACTGACACAATCAGTCCCTTCATTGCCACAGACCTCCCATCCGATCTCTATACATCCGAGAAAGAAGGCATTCGTCGTCTGCGTGTTGACGTAGCACAGACAGGCTTCTTCGATGGTAGGCAGTTTGAGTTTATCAAGAAATTTACAAGTCCTGTAGTTTATCGTTTCACCTCTCCTCTTCCATTCATTCTGCAATTCCAAGACCTTACAGTAAATACTGGTAAGGTTGAATTATTCGCTTGGCATTCGAGTAATGTCACTCCTTCTGGAACATGGATAACTGATCCTACTCCAATTTGGAGACTGAATGAGTTTAATACTTCATATACAAGACAAGCAACTATTGAGTCTGGTGGCACTGTAACTGTAGCTAACCAGAATCTCTATAGGGATTATATTGTAATTGAAACAGCAGCATCTACAGGGCAGCGTACAAGCGTTGGTACACACCAAGCTGATGAGCGCTATCACATGCCAGGAACATATTATGTCCAACTTGCAGGTGCTGGCACTGGAAGTTATCACATTAAGTGGGAAGAACGTCCTTACGGGATGTAATTCCTGAAAGGAAGGTTTATGACAGAGAAAAAGAAACGTGGGCCGGGCAACCCTAACTTCCACAAGGGGATGCAGAGTCTTAATCCTACGGGCCGCCCTGTGGGAAGCGGCAAGACAGGGCTGAAGCGTAGTCGTCTACGGACAATTGAGAGCAAACTACTAGCGCTTAATCCTGAATCATTTGCGGTGATTGAGAAGTCTCTGAAGACTGAAGCCGTAGATAAAGAAGCTGTACAAACAGCTAAGTGGATTCTACAGAATACTGTTATTGTGAATAAGGCAGCTCTTGCAGAAGAAATCACAATTAACGGATTGTCTGCCAAAGGTAAAGAAGATATGGAAGATGCACAGTCTGAAGAATCTGGTGCTCGCTTCACTATGGAATTTATCTCCGATGAAGAAGTTCCATATACCCTAGATAATCTACCAGAGAAAGGAACACTGCAATGATTCAGATTAAAGAACCTTACGTGCAAAGTAACTTCAACAATGTACGCGGTCAGTATGCTTGCGTGAAGCCTCACATTGGTGGCTATAACCAATACCTGAAAGAAGATGGTAAGTGGGGATATGTGCAAGATGCTAAAATCTTTACCAATCCAAATGACGCTGTAGCAGCCCTGCGAGGTAATATGGCCTCACAAGCAGGTTCTGTGCAGATTACACGTCCAAACCAACGAAAGCGTAAATAAGATTCTCTAGGAGGAGATAGTGTCAAAGAATATTGAAATGAAGGATGTGAAGATTAAAGAACGAGTAGTCCTACGAGAGTACGACCCTATTAAGTTTACACAAAAGCTACAAGAGCTTTTTCTTGATGGGTGTGAAGTTGATACAAGTGTAATGCCTCGTTATAAGACGATGATGATGGAAGTAACCCTTACACGAGAACTTTCCCTTGAAGATGTGAAGGGAGGTAAGGCTTACAGTCAGCAAACTCTCCCTAATGTCATTGCAAGCGTAGAACCTAAGAGTGTACAACTTCCGAAGGAAGCTCTAGACGACCTGAGTTGGGATGCCCTCAAGGCTCTAGTCTCTATTCGAGGAATTACTGGAAGAGATCGTAACAAGATTACGAACGAATTTATTGCAACTTACTGTTAATAAGTGTACTTACTGTTGATAAGTATTGACTTTTAGAGAATAAGTGTGATAAGATTAACTTTTAGTTGAAAGAATTAAGGCTCGTCGAGATGACGCCCTTGTTTATTTAAATTCATGCCTTGTCGAGATGACACGCAGCCTTTTAAATAATTTAAAGGGGGATAGGTGAGTAAAGAAGAGAAGAAAGTATTTGGGCCTGCTAGTAAAAAGCAGGCCATGTTCCTACAAAGTAATGCCGACATCATCGTATATGGCGGAGCCATGGGTAAACTTCACTGCCCCTTCTACAAGAAATTGTAGAAAGATAACTCTTTTAATTGCTGGAAACTCCTAACGTAAAGACGAGGACAATCAGCAGCCAAGCCCTAAAGGGAAGGCTCATCGACTATCCCGCGAGGGAGTAAGATCAAGTGATCTGAAACGGAGAGAGTCCTAACGTAAAGACGAGGACTAAGATATAGTCAGAACTATATGGAGACATATAGCAGAAACAGTTTTTTGTTTCGGGGAGAGATTAACGAACTCTCTTGAACATTTTGGGTGGTAAGACCTACAACGGTCTTATGCGACATTTACGATGGGTTGATGACCCTCTTTACAGAGGGTATGTGATTCGTAAACACCAGACAACTCTGGCTAAAGCCGGTGGTGTTATCGACGAATCTAAAGGTTTATATAAAGACGTATATCCAGATGCTGTATATAAGGCTAAGGAAATGCGTTGGATCTTCCCTTCAGGTGGTCAAGTTGCCTTTGGGCACCTAGATACCGAGGAAGATGCTGAGAAATATCGTGGGTTACAGATCAGTGCTGCAATGCTGGATGAAAGTACGCAATTTTCTGAGGAGAACGTGCTTGTCGTTTTATCCCGTCTTCGTACACAAGCGAAGATGAAACCTTCGCTTTGGCTAACTTGCAACCCCTCCCCAACATCATTTATTAGACGCTGGATTGATTGGTGGATTATCCCACAAGGCGAAGAGAACTCTGGTCGCCCCGACCCAGAACGAGACGGTAAGATTCGTTGGTTCATTCGTGATTCTAGTGAAATGATCTGGGCTGACACGAGAGAAGAACTCCTAGAGAAGTACGGTAATCGTGATCTGAATGGTAATCTTATCCCAGATGAGTCAGAACATCAACATTGCCGACCACTTTCTTTGCAGTTTATCAGTGCAACCATCTTCGATAACCCTCCGCTGCTTAGGGCAAACCCCGGCTATTTGGCAAACCTTCAAGGCTTGAAACGAGTTAAGAGGGAGCGCGACCTCTACGGGAGTTGGGACGTAAAAGAGGAGGTTTCAAATTTCTTTCAGAAGGATTGGACACTCCCTGTAAAGTACCACGAGCAAGAGTTTGTGTCCTATGTTCGTGCGTGGGACCTTGCTGGAAGTAAGCCCTCAGAGGTAAATACAAATCCAGATTTTTCTGTCGGCGTTTTGATGGCCCGCACAAAGCAAGGTAGGTATGTAATCATTGATGTCGAAAGGTTCCGCGAAAACTACGGGACTGTAATGCAGCGTATCATTGATTGTGCCCGAAAAGACCCTTATGGAACCAAGATTCTCTTGCCGAAGGAGCCGGGACAAGCAGGTAAGATTGCAGCCGGCGCTCAATTGAAGGCTTTGCAGTATGAAGGGTTTACCCCTGCTTTTATGGGGACGGGGAGTAAGAGTAAAGTCTTACGTTTTCAACCGTTTGCTACTGCTGCCGAGATGGGGCTTATTGATTATATCGAGGGTCCTTGGAATGATACTTTCTTTGATGAACTCGAACAGTTCACAGGAGAAAGGAAGAATAAAGACGATTGACAAACTGGTCGTCTATAAACTCCTCTAATTCGGGGAACATCTCTATAAGAATTTAAAGAGACAATCCCGAGCGAAGCCTAGAAATAGGAACGTGTAACGACTATTATGTAGGGTCAAGTGGCCCGAAACGGGGAGCACGCTTTAGAGCGTGAAGAGATAGTCTGCTCTGCATAGCGATATGCAGCACCCACTAAGTTAATAATATAGGAGAATTTCTATGGGACGTAAAGCTCTAACTGTAATTGAAATTGGCGATGTGATGCCCACTAACAAGTACGGAGATGTCCGGGTTGTTGAAAAGCAAGGTCAAAAGTTTCTGGTGTCTTTTGTAGATTCTGGTTACGAGACTCTGGTTCACAGGGTAAACCTAATAGCTGGTAAAGTCAAAGATTACACAAAACCTCACCACGCGTTGAAAGACTGGGAAGATTGCCAAGAGCCGGGAATCTCCAACAGTGGACACAAGTTTACCATCATCAAGAAGAACGCCAAGAAGTGTATCGTTAAGTTCAATGATACAGGCTACATTCGAGAGTGTTTTATTGAAAACGTGAAAGTTGGTAAAGTCTCTGACCCATACAGCAAGAGTTTCCTTGGTATAGGTTATCTTGGAGAGTATTCCAAATCAAAGCCTTACTGGAAACAAGCTAAACAACTCTGGAGCAACATGATGAAGCGTTGCTATAACCCTAAAGATGACAAAGGGTACTACGGACGTTGTTTTGTCGATGATCGCTGGAAGTGTTTTGCTAACTTCCTAGAAGATTTGCCGAAGTTAGAGGGTTTTGATGATTGGCTTCTTGGTTTTGAGGAAGGTAACACTAAGTACAATCTAGAGAAAGACTTGAAGATTCCGGGGAATGACACGTATTCCCGAGAAGCTTGTATGTTCTTAAGTGAACATATTAACAAAGGTGCTACATCCCGTAATAACTACGGTAGAGATTAAAGTGGGTGGTCAAGGAATTAACGAGCCTTGATTAACAAGTAAATGCAGGTTGACGCTGTTGCAGATGCGTATGCGTCACTGTCACAAAAGAAACACATGCCAACCATCACAGGCTCTTTAGCTTCAGGCGCAATCGGGAGAACTAATAATTTACCATTCTAGTAAATTTATTCTCTCCCATTTTAAAATAAAACTCTCAGGAGGCTACATTGGCCGAAAACATTGAAGCCTCTTCTGAGGCAACGGAAGCCATTCCGGCCCCCAGAATTAGATTGGGACAAATGTCGTTCAACGGCGTTCCCACTCTAGGGGGAGAAATTCTTGAGAACTGCAATCATGAATTGGAGTTCCCCAGAAGTATCCATACATTTGATAAGATGGCGGAAGACCAAGATATCCAGCCCGCCCTTGATGTTGTGGATGCTTCTATTTGTAAAGTTCCTTGGTATGTTGAAATTCCTGAAGGATATGAAGACTCCCTGAAAGATGAGAAGTCGTTCCTTGAGCAATGTCTATTTAAGGATATGGAACATCCTTTTGAGGAATTTATTCAGCAAGTTGTTTCTATGAGGCGATACGGATTTGCTCCTATTGAGAAGGTGTTCCGTAGACGTACATTCTCCTCTGGTAGTAGATTCAATGATGGAAGGATTGGACTTCGTTGTCTACCCCTGATCGACCAACGTACAGTTCTTGGTTGGAAGTGGGATGAACAAACAGGACGATCCCTTACACATCTTGTGCAATATAACACAAAGCCTGTAGGGATCAATCAAACAACTCCCCCGAGAGTAGAAGATTCCTCAGAGCTGAATTACAAAGATATCCCTCGCTACAAATTCCTCCTGTTCCGCAATAAACGTAAGGGTGAAAGCCCTCAAGGACAAAGCGTCCTCATTGGGGCTTGGAAGGCGTGGCGACTTAAACAATCTCTTGAAGAGTTTCTTGCAGTTGGTGTTGTCAAAGACCTCCAAGGTCTTCCCATTCTTGAGATTCCTGCTGAAGTGATGGATGACAATGCTGATGAGGGCAAGAAAGCTGAGTTTCAATTCTGGCAAAAGGTTATCCGTAACATCCACCAGAATGCTCAAGCTGGACTTATCCTTCCAAGCAACGTAGACGAAAGCAATAATAAGCTTTACAAGCTTGGTACTGTAGAAACAGGTGGGCAGAAGGCATACAACGTCCTCTCCATTATTGAGTTCTACCGTAAAGCAATTCTTACTGCGCTATCTGCTCAACAACTTGTACTTGGTCAAGACGGTACTGGCTCTTACTCTCTATCAGAGAACATCTCTGGTGTAACTTCTCTTACTGTTGAAATGTCTCTTCGTGAGATTGAGCAAGTATTGAATCACGATTTGATTCCTCAACTATTCGCCCTAAATGGCAACAGAAAAGATGTTCTTCCTAAAGTACGCTTTGGTGATTTGTCATCTCCCGACCTTGAAACTCTTTCTAAGTTCATCCAACGCGTGAGCGCCGTGGGCCTCGTAGCCAAGAACGCTAAGACGGTTAACTGGATTGCTAAGCAAGCAAATATGCCTGTTCCTTTTGCTGGAGATGAAACTACTGAAGAGATTGCACCAATGCTTACAGGGTATACGTCTGGGGCTGGTGAAGGACTTGTAAAAGGCAGCGGAAACGGTACTTCCGACAGTAATGCAACAAAAGACAACTCTACAAGTAATCTGGAGAACTGATGTCAAAAGACTTAATTAGAATCAGGAGCAGTCTTCTTGACACGCCTCACCTGATTGATGAACAAACTTACCGAGCTATTCAAAGTTATTTTGAAGACAGAGCTACGGGAGCAGTTGAAGCGAAAGACGGAGAAGATTTTGGTAAACGTGAGAGCTATATCTATAACTCAGATACCAAAACAGCCGTTATCAAGATCGAGGGTCCGCTGACTAATCGCTCTACGCCTATTCAAGCGTTGTGTGGTGGTGCTTCATATAACAAACTTAAAGCAGATTTCTCTGAACTGATTGCATCCGGTGCAAAAACTATTGCAATGGAAATTCGGTCTGGCGGCGGGGAAGCCGTAGGTTGTTTCTCTGCTGCTAAGTTTGTCAGAAAGCTAGCTACAGATAATGGCGTAAGACTCCTTGCTTATACAGATGATCGAGCGTGTTCCGCTGCCTATGCTTGGGCATCTATTGCTGATGAATTCATTGTAGCAGAAGACTCCACTATTGGCTCTATTGGTGTTCTTGTACAGATTAGCAATGATCTCAAGAAGAAGAACCAAGAGGGTATTGAAACAATCTTTATTACTGCGGGTAAAAGTAAAACCCCTTTTAACAAAGATGGAAGTTTCAGTGAAGAAGCCCTTGAGGATATTCAAAGTAAAGTTGACAAAACTTATGCGTCTTTCGTTAAGCACGTTGTCACTATGCGGAATATTTCAGAGGAAGCGGTCAAGGCGACAGAAGCCAAAACCTTTATGGGTGATGATGCTGTAGCGCTTGGCCTTGCTGATAAGGTCATGACTCAAGAAGAGTTCTACGAGTATCTGGCCGATGTTGCCCAAGGCAGCGCTAAAGAAGTTGCCAAGATGATTGGTTCAACTAGTTATAAACTAACCCTAGAGGAAACTCTCCAAATGGAAGAACTCCAAAAACTGCAAGCTGCTCTAGACGCTAAAGATGTAGAGATGAGCACCCTTGCTACTCAATTCTCTGAGCTTACTGCTCAAATGGAATCCCTACAGGCTGCCCTTGGTGAAAAGGAAGCTGCTCTCTCCGAAGCTCTGGCTAAGGCTCAAGCCTCTGAAGAACAAGCTGCTCTGCAAGCCAAAGAAGCCAAACTGAAAGATCGTCAAGCCTCTCTGTTCGCTGCTGGTCTTTCTGAAGAAGACGCTAAATCTCAGGCCGCTTCTCTGGAAGCTCTTGATGACGCCACCTTTGAAACTGTCCGTGCCGGCTTTGCTAAGCAATCCGCCGCTGTTCAAGGTTCTGACCTTTTCCAACAACAAAGTGCTGCTGCAACAGAGGCCGTTGTTGAAAACACCAAGACCGCTGCTGAAGCCGCTGTCGAGGCCACCCGTAAAGCCATGAAAGATCGTGGCATTTAATTACCTGTACTTGTCTCTCTCCTAAAGGAAATAAATTAATGGCTTTTCAAACTATCTCTGGCAAGCGTTTCAGCGATCTTGTTGTACACGAACTAGACCCGAGCGTTGGTTACTCCCGCAAAAGTGTTAACGTAACCCCTCCGGCTGCTTCTGCTCCTATTAAGCTTGGTCAAGTTGTATTCCGTGCCAAGGCTACCCCTGCTTTCAACAACACCGAAACTGCAACCTTCACCTTTGAAGATGTCACTGCTGCTGGTGAGAACGCGACAATTACTATTGCTGGTCGCGTGATTACCATCACCGATGCCAGTAGCGCTACTGCTGCTCAGATTGCCCAGGCGTTCATTACGGGCGTAACTGTTGGCAGTGCTGCTGTTTCCGGTACTCTGTCTGGTTACACCATTGTTGCCGGCGCTACCGCAGCCGAAGCTGTATTCGCTTCTGCCACTCCGAACACTAACGTAACCGACCTGACCGCTACCGTGGCTGGTGATGCTGGTGCTCTGACTCCGGTCATCTCTCAGGGTGTTGCTGGCAACCAAACCTACGCCGTTATCGCAGACGCAACTGCTCTGGTTAATACCAATGAGTTTGCTGTTATTTATGGCGATCATTATGGTTACAACCCGGAGTTCGTTCCGAACGCTGTTGTTGATGGCGAGTTTAACGCTGTCGGCTTTGTAGGTCATTCTGGTGGTCTGCAACTGAAAGAATACTACATCAAGCAAGTGGCTCAAGACCCCGCTGGTGCTGCTCTCACTGATACACAGTTTGAAGTTCTTCGTGAACTTCTGGATCAGCAAGGCATTACACTTCTCGTCACTAAGTAAAGTAACCTAAAAGGATAAGATATAAATGGCTCTAGTAATTAATCGTAATAACCTGAATCAGTGGGTTGACTTTACTGACGTTCTGGCGGAAGTACCAAAAGCTAACTACCTGCTGAATGATCTAGGTGTCTTCACCCCGGAATATTCCAGTCAGAAGACTATTGAAATTCGTCAGAAGGTGGGTAACGCTCATGTTCTGGAAGATCGTAACTGGGATGAACGTAACCAAACCATCGCTGGTGGTGAAGTTCGCTCTCTGCAACTGAAAATCCCGCACTTCCCCCTGGACGATGCAATCACTCCTAACGATGTCGACGGTCAAGTGGCTGTTGAGTCTCTGGCTGCTGCTATGCAACTGGAGAGCGTTGCTAACGTCCGTGCTAGCAAGATGGAAAACCTGCGCGCTGCTCATGACCTGACCATGGAAGTTGGTCGCTGGCAGCTTCTGGTGGAGGGTGAGGTGTATTCTCCGAAGGGTACTCTGCGTACCTCTTATGGTCCTACTGTAAACTTCTACACCGAATTTGGTATTTCCCGTACAGAGAGTCAGATCACCACTTTCGCAGGCACTGCGGACCCTCGTGCTCAGCTTGAAGCCATCCGCAAGGCTGTTCTGGCGGGTGTTCGTGGTGTGGCTGGTACTGCCCGTGTTGTTGCTCTGTGTGGTACTGACTACTTCAACGCCCTGCTGGCTAACGGTTTCGTTACCAACACTCTGATGTCACTGGATGTTCCTCTGGCCCGCCAACTGCTGCTCGGCAACCCGGAGGCATTCGGCCCCAACGGTATCTACCGCACTGTAAATATCTTCGGTATCACATTCATTGATGCTGGTGAGGCTGGCTATGATCGTAACGGTACTTTTGTTCCGTTCATCGAAGCTAAGGAAGCTCGCTTCATGCCTGTTGGTATCCGTGGTGCTTTCAAGACCTACTTCGCCCCGGCCAATCGCTTCAGCACCATCAACCGCCGTGCTCAAGGCAGCTACTGGTATGAATATGCCAACGAGAAGGACGATCTGATTGAAATCATGACCGAACAGAACTTCCTGAACGCCATGCTGTACCCGGCGTCTGTTGTTCGTAGCTGGATTGCCTAAGCCAGTTAGGTGATTTAAAGGGAGGAGGAGATTTCTCTTTCTCCCTTTTCTATCGGAGAATTAAATGATTAAAGATGATGAAATTCCTGTACTTCTAAATTTCCAATCTCTTGCTCACCTTGCAACTCTTGTGAATCGTGAACTAGCAAAACTAGAAAAGCGTATCGAGGAAGTTGAAGCAAGGAAAGAAATTAAAACCGAAGTAAAGATTGAAGTAGAAGAGAAGCAAGAAGTTCCTGTTGTGAAGGCTACTCAACAACGCCGAACTTCAAAAGATAAGTAACTTAGTCGGGGAGCTTTCCCCTTAGAGGGGTAACGATGGCCGTTTATTTAACTCCCGATCAAGAAAAGATTCTAAGTATGGTAAAAATCCTCCTTGGTGATATTGAAGGAAACCCATACTACCCCATGATGACAGATGAGCAATATGTTGAGATTCTAGAGTTCTTTGATTGGAACTGGAAGAAAGCTATTGGAAATCTAGGTCTGTCAATTCTAGCAATGTCGTCTGGTTGGAATACACGAGAGACTGTTGGTCTAGAAACAATTGAAAATAACTTCAATAAGAATTATCAGGCTTATTTAAACAAACTCCTTGATGGGGTGAATTCTATAAGTCAGTTGAATATCACACCCTATGCGGCTGGCATCTCTTGGTCAGATTGGTGTTCTAATAATCTAAATCCTGACAACATTATTCCAGAGCTAAGTAGAATTAAGAGTTGTAGATGTAGGCGTAAATGCAGTTGTGGAAAGTCTCTGACATTTAGAGGGCTTTTCTAATGAAGTTTCAGCTAATCAAGTTTGCTCCTTACAGCATCACACGGATGGGCGAAGGTAAGTATGTGAATGGACGGTGGGTCGAATCAGAGCCAGAAACATTCGAACGTCATCTGAAAATTCAACCGTTGCGACCTGCTGAAGTCTTGAACTTCCCAGAAGCAGAGAGAAACAGGTCATTCCTACAAGTTTTTTGCCAAGAGGCTGACTTGAGAGTGATGCAACAAGGTGTTGGTGGCCACCCTGCTGACAGATTCCAGTATCGTGGATTCTGGTATGAGATTTATAAAGAAGACTTCCATGATGCCTCAGCTTGCATCCCTCATGCGCGGTACGTTGCAGTTAGAGAGGAGGTTACTCCAAACTAATGGCTATCAAGATTACCTCCAAAGTCGTTGCAAAGAAAAAGAACTGGGAAGCTGTAAAGAAGAATCTAATCTCTGCACAAAACAAATCTACGGATGTTGGTTGGTGGGATGGTTTCCACATTAACGACAGAAGTGATGGAATCCCTTTAGCTCAGATTGCTCAATGGGTGGAAGAAGGTCACGCACCGGGAGCTTTCGGTGGGATGAGAACGCCCCCAAGACCTTTCATGACGGTTGCTCTCGAAGCTGCACTTAGGCAGAACGGATGGCTTGAGAAGAAAGTTAGAGCTAATGCAACGCTTGTGTTTGCTAAGAAACTTACTTGGAGCGGGTTCTTCAAGAAGCTTGGTCCTGATCTAGTTATTCTTGTCCAGGGAGTAATGGAAGAACTCAGCAATCCTTCGAACAGTGAAGTAACTGTTGCTCTAAAAGGCTTTGATAATCCAACTATTGAAACTGGTCATCTTCTCAGTAAGGTTGATTGGAGAATTGCGGAGAGGAAGAAATGAGTTTGTATTCAGACCTAGAAGACTTCCTCTTAGAGGGGACTCAGGAGTCATTTGCACTTCTTGGATACCCCACTCCAAATACAGATGGGGATGAGTGGATTATCTTCTCTCACTCAAATGGTGCGGAACCTTGTGAATCTTACTGTGTAATTAATGTCCTTAGCACTCTTGCAGTTGGCAGAGCATTTGAATCTACAGCAATTGCTACACAAACCGGACTAGTTTACACGCAACAGTACGAACTAACTGTGAGGTTTCAGTTCATCGGCTCTCAGTCGGGGGAGTTGTCTCACGTATTTTTTGAAAACATTAACAAAAACAGGCTTGTCAGAGAGATATTCCAAGTAAAGGGAATCTCCCCAACAAGAAAGACCCCTGTCCGAAGAGTTCCACAGCTCCGTACTGTTACTTGGATCGACAGTTTCAACGTAGATGTTGTCTTCTCCTTTAATCATAAAACCACTCAACTTGTTAACTGGGTGGAACATGTACGTATTAAGGATGAGAAGAATGACATTACAACAATCCCTCCCCTCCCTTGATTTCGAGGAATTTAAATGGCTCAACTTGATCGTTATGTTTCAGTAAATATTACTAGAAACACGCAAGCTATCTCGGTAGCTAGTTTTTCTATCCCTCTACTGCTGGGTGAGCACGCTGCCTTTACAGAGCGCTCCCGTGTTTATAGTAGCCTAGAGGCAATTGCTGCGGACTTCCCGACAGCATCTAAGATTTATCAAATGGCTCAGACGCTTTACTCTCAACCGCTGGTTAGTGGTACTGTCGTTGTTGGTCGTAAAGAAGCTGGTTATTCGTCTGCTCTTGCTGTAGCTCCTACAGGGACTGCTGAAACCTATGAAGTGCTTCTAGACGGCATCCCCGTTGCTACCTACGAAGCTGCCGATGACCAAGTGCCACTTGCAGACGTAATCAACGGTCTAGCTCTTTCTGCTGAAGACAGCATCATCTTTGAAGTGATTGATGCAAGTGCTGGCACTTTCAATGTAACTCCTGTTGTTGCTGGTGGCGTACTGACTGCTACAGCAAATATCACTCTTACTTCTGTAGTGAGTGGTGAGACTTACGCCGACGCTATTCTTGCCGTAAACGACGAAAATAGCCAGTGGTTTGGTGCTGCTATTGATAGCCGTGCTGATGCAGATATCGAATCTGCTGCCGCAACGATTGAAGGTCTCAAGAAGATGTTCTTCGCTGCCACTTCCAGTGCTGATGTTTTGAATGGTGTACTTGACACAGATATTGCTTCTCGTCTAATGGCGCTCAGCTATGAGGGTACGCACCTTTCCTATATTAAGGACAGCAGCATTGTACAGTGGCCCGACGTTGCAAATATGTGGCTTCTGAATGAGGTGGTTGGTTCTACTACTTGGGCATTCAAGCAACTGATTGGTGTTCCTGCTGTTAACTACACAGAGCAAGAAATCTCTGTAATGGATGCCAAGCATGTGAACTTCTATCGAACTGTTGCTGGCGTGAATATCACCGATCCGGGTAAACAAGTTGGTGGTGAGTGGACGGATATTATTTTAACGCAACGCTGGCTGACTGCCCGGATTCAAGAAGCTGTGTTTGGTCTTCTAGTGCGTAATAAGAAGGTTCCGATGACCGCTGCTGGCGTTGCCATGATTGAGGCTGCTATTCGTTCTGTACTGAACCAAGCAGTGACTAATGGTGCTATCGCCCCTGCCCCGGCATACACGGTGACTTCTCCGAACATCCTCACTGTTTCCACTAACGACAAGGCCAACCGCATTCTCGGTGACTTCCGCTTTGTGGCAATCCTTGCAGGTGCTGTTCACAAGGTCACTATCTTCGGTTCTCTGGAATACTAAGGAATAAAATAAATGGCTAATGCTCAATTTTATAGCTATGCACCAGAAGATACCGTAATGGTCATCACGTGGACTGGTAATGGCGGTGGAACCCACGTTGTTGAGGGTGTTGCAGACGGTACTTTCTTTGAAGTGACACCCGAAGGCGCCCCTATTACTATGTCCATTGGTGCTTACGGTAGCATGGCGCGTACTGTACTTGGTCGCAGTAATGCCTCCATTGCAGTTACTCTGCAAGATGGTAGTGCTTCAAATGACATTCTTTCTGCTCTGCACAAGAACGACCGTACTTCTCGAAACCTTGACTGGGTTTTCCAAGTGACTCTAAAGAGTGGTGAACGTACTTTCTTCACTGCTCCGTTTGCGTACATTGAAGACTATCCTGCTAAGAGTTATAGCACCGAGGCTTCCACCGTAACTTGGAATATTGTGTGTAACGA